AAAAGGATACATTGTTGTTGAAGTTTGCTACATACAGCAAGATTCAGCTCCTGGATATGCTGATATTGAACAGTATCTAACTAACCGTACTGTTTCTTAAATTCTGAGTTAAACTAGGATCAGAAAGTAACATTCTGGTCCTAATGACTACACTTTTTAAGCATAAAAAAACGGGTGCAAGAGTTAAGGTTATAAGTGAAATAGACAATGGCGACTGTTTTATGGTGGAAGATCAGGACAGTCGCTTATTTTATGCTTATAAACATGAACTAGAAAATGATCCTGAAGGAACTAAAAAAGTAAAAACATTACAGATTAAAGATAAGGCTGCTAAAGAGGAACCTCGTGATTTTCCACCAGACATGAGATTAAATATAAATGGAGCTACACCTCAAATGATTGCTGATCATATTAAAGGAATTGGTCTTAAAACTGCTCGTGAAATTAAAGATCTTCAAATGTCACTATCGGGTGAAAAGTTCAATAATTTAGAGCAATTAAGAGACATAAAAAGAGTAGATTGGGATTCTGTTTTAGCAGCTGATTTAATCCGAGTATAATTTAAGTAATAAGCATTTTTATTGTGCAACTATCTGACTTCGATAAAAGTAGGGTCAGGTATCACCTGGGCTATTTTACTGTTTCTGTTCCAGCTGGTGATTATGCCAGATTGGAAGAGGCAATGAATACTGTTCCAGATTCTTATTTTTATGACAAGATTGCTGTTCAATTAGGACGTTGTGATACCGCTGAAAAGAAAACTGAAGTAGCAACTTCTCCATCGACACGATTAGAAAGTATTGCTGGTGACGTTGATAGAACAATTAAATCTAGTAATGCTCAAGAAGCATTAAAGGTTTGGGACGATATTTATCTTTATGAAACAAATAGGCTTGCTGCTATTTTGTATGTACCTAATTTCAAAGATCCCGAACAAGCTAGATACAGATACGATAGATCTGGAGCAGAATTTATTCAATCATTACCAGGCCCAGCTGATACAGCAGTAGGTTCTAGAATTGTATTATCGGAGGCTTGGCGATGACATACGGTAAACGATTAGGTTCAGGTTGGACTCCATCAACTATTCAAGATGTATGGGGAGGATATCTCCCTGGAGATTACATCAACGCTGGTAAAAGTGATATTCCATTCGCTAGTAAATGGGCAATGGATAAAAGGTGGGGTAAAGTATTTAGTTCAGAAGACCCTTTTGCTTCAAAATCTCCAGATATGTTTCAACGATTTATGCAATTACAAAAAAATCCAGAGAAATTAGTTAATGATGAAATAAATCGATATTCTCCTGAATTTATTAGAACTGCAAGTCAGATGGGTATTAACTAATGCCTATTATTCAATTAGCTGGAAGAGTTCCTTGGGGACAACTTTTACATGATGATTTAACTAAAAGAGAAGAGGCTGAGAAGAGACATATTCTTAAAGAAGGAAGAGATGCAGAAGAAGACTTTAGAAGAAAGCATTAACAGAGCCTATAATTAAAGAAAATTAGTGTGAATAAAAGTGTCATCAACCTCTACTAATAAACAACCCCTATTAGTTGATCGTCCACTATTTGATTCAGTTAGAATAACAACTCAGACAGTTGGTCAAGAATCAAGTAATACTTTATTTGTTCAAGGTGGACAAGCTCCTTCCATCCTTGTTGATATGGACGCAGCTTTAAGTGAAGATAATAATAATGGAGGAGTAATTGATTCAATACAAATTACTAGAAATGATAAGTATAGAGGTAATGATTACGTATTAGATTCCACCACATCAGGAACAGCTTCATCTTTTATTAGTGGACAAATTATTTATGCTAAAGATTCTCAGCAATCTGCAGTAACAGCTGTTAAAAACGCAGGTAATAAATATTATAAATTTATTGGATCAACTCCTGTAACAGGTTTAATTAGTGCTTTTGATTTTACTAATACAGCTACAACAACTGGTTATACAGATTTAGGTCTTGTACGTGGCAAACAACCCGAAGTAACTTTTGTTTTCTATCAAACAAGAGGAACTACAACACCTATTCCTGCATCTGGTGATTACAACATTCTTTTCTCTAAAACAGTACCTGCTGAAACTACTGTTTGTGATTGCTCAGATGTAATGCCTCATTTGGCTACTCCAGGAATACATGCTTCTTTTGCTACTTCAACTGGAGATTCAAGAGCAGGATTACCTGTAAGAAACAGAGGTATTTATTTAGAACGTGGTGATCGTTTATATGTAGGTGTTTATGCAGAAGGAAATAATACCGCTGGTTATGCTGCTGGTGCAAACATAACTGCTCAAGGCGGTTTCTTCTAATATCTTTAATAGGATTCCTAAAAAACTTTGAGACGATACATTTTTGATGTTGATGGAACGTTGACTCCTAGTCGACAAAAAATCGACCCAAATTTTGCTGATTTCTTTTTACGTTTTATCTCTAATCATTATGTCTATTTAGTTACTGGAAGTAACCGTAAGAAAACTATCGAACAAATAACAGAATCAATTTATAACACATGTAAAAAAGTCTATAACTGTTCAGGTAATGATGTGTATGAAGGTAAAAGAAATATTTATAGATCAAATTGGAAAATACCAAATGATTTAAAACAATTTTTACTTGATGAATTAGCTTTTAGTACTTTCCCTGTGAGATGTGGTTGTCATATAGAAGAAAGACCAGGAGGAATAAATTTTAGTATTTTAGGTAGAAGAAAAGTTATAGATTTACGTGAAAGACAAGATTATGTTGAATGGGATTTAATGACCAATGAAAGAAAAGATATTGCAGAAAGAATTAAAGATAATTTCCCAGATCTTTCTGTACAGATTGGAGGAGAAACAGGATTAGATATAACACCAAAAGGAAAAGATAAAAGTCAGATCCTAAAAGACTTTAAGAATGAAGATGAATTATATTTTTATGGAGATATGATGAAAGAAGGTCAAAATGATTATCTTTTAGCACAAGCAGTATTAAATAAAAAAGGTTCTGTTTATGCCGTTAAAGATTACAAAGAGACATGGGATTTATTAGAACAATATGAGTTATGAGCTTTGGATCTTTTTCAACCTTTGATAAAAAATATAAAGGTGATTCTTACAAATTTAAACCAATTACAAATGAATTTGGAGGTAGTAGTCCTGAATCATTATATACAGTTAACAGAGAATCATGTTGGGCTAGATGGAGAAGAGGATTTGAATTAGCTACAGCATCGTTATATCACAACTCATTTGATTATCCCTTTAAGTATCGTATTCCACTTCCTACAGGCGTTCCTGGAGCCTCTGGAAACGCTCCTGCTATTCCAGGTGTATTTAGAGGTTTTCCTACAAAGAATAAAGAATTAGGAGTCCATTGGGCAGGTGTACGTGTAGCAGGTAGTCTTCGATTTGATAATGTCTTAGATACTAATAGTGTTCGAGCATCTATTGCTTCAGTAACAGAAGATAATGAATTTTGGTATGTACAGCTTGCAGGAACTTGGAGTTCAACTAATCCTCTACCAGCTCCTTTATTTATTCCTATTGCAGGTACAGATGGAATTAAACCTACTAATGGTGAGGTAATAGAAGATCGGATTATTGAACCTGAAGGAGTTCCAATTAATAGGGGAACAATTAATCCAAATACACAAACTCGATATGGTTATGTACAAGCAGTTTTAGTTGATGTCAATCCAAATACAGGTTTATTAAAACTTAGAAAACGTGGTTCTGTTGAAGCAACTCCTGACCAAATATTAGTTACACCAGCAACTAGACCTCCAAATATAGGTCGTTATTTTATGACAGGTACTCGGTACTATTGCACTTGTCAGGATTTCACTCGTCGTCAATACGCTTATATATCATCCTTGGGTCAAAGGTCAGGTCCAAGATTTCCAAAAACAGGAGTAGCAACATTAAAACCTGGACGTTACGAAGTTATGACCGAAGCAGGTAAAGTTGCTAACCAAGCAATGACTAATGCTTTAACTAATAGGCAATTAGAAATTGTTGCTCCTGCTGTTGAATATGAAATACCTCCAACAACTGCAGCTACAAGTAGTACGGTATTAGGAGCTACTAGAGATAACCCAGGTGTATTTAGTGACTTTGGTGGTGTATATCTAAGAAGTGGAGCTGATCCTTCTCTTCCAGGAGCAAGATCTGAAGGCTTACCTGATTTTGAAGATTACAAAGCAAAAGATAATGTCATTACATCTTTGACTGATAGATGGAGTCCAACATTAGATGAATTCAGATATTGTAAACATATTTATTCAATGAAATATGAAGAAGGTGTATTTCCTCCAGAACCATCTGATATACCTGTTGAAATTAATGATATTGTTGCGTGGGAACAAAAACTTGTAGATCAAGTTGAAAAAGATCAACAAGGAGCTGCAGCAAATATTAATCGGTATGGATTAGCTTATATGGATATACCTCCATTTAATTGTCAATCACCAATGATGGTTCAGATGATGCAAAAGTTATTTAATATTCCTTCTACTTTTGTAAGACTACAAAATTTCACTATGTATGATAAAGCTGGAAGAGCATATACACCATCACAAGGAGGAACACCTACAACATGACTGAACCTAAATTTGGTGATATTGTTGATACTAATTTCATCTATTCTGAACAACAAAGAACAGTAAGAAAGTTTGGAGATAGTGAAGTACAAATTAGTGGTCAACCAGCTACATATCATGCAGGAGATGTTGTACATATGCCTTATAAATCTACAGAAACATCAACAATAGAAGCAATAGGATTAGCGTGGTCTGGTTTTGCAAATGGTATAAATCCTGCCGATTAAATTATTAATTGTATAGTTATATTAAGCCTTTTGTTGAAAGGCTAACAAACGTCCTTATATTAATTAAATGGCTACTGCTATAGAAGTCAGGGAGCGAAGTTCCCTGTCAGGCTGGCCTGAGTTTTGTGAGTGGGTTACATCTACAAATAACCGTATCTACGTCGGTTGGTTTGGAGTATTAATGATCCCTTGCTTGCTAACAGCAGCCACTTGTTTCATAATTGCGTTCATCGCTGCCCCACCCGTAGATATTGATGGAATTAGAGAACCAGTTGCAGGATCATTCCTGTACGGAAACAACATCATATCTGGAGCAATCGTCCCATCATCTAACGCAATCGGTCTTCACTTCTACCCAATCTGGGAAGCTGCAACCCTCGACGAGTGGTTGTATAACGGAGGACCATATCAACTCATTGTGTTCCACTTTCTCATCGGTATCAGTGCTTACATGGGACGCCAATGGGAACTTAGTTATCGACTAGGGATGAGGCCCTGGATCTGTGTTGCTTACTCCGCACCAGTCTCAGCCGCTTTCGCTGTCTTCTTGGTCTATCCTTTCGGACAAGGATCATTCAGTGACGGTATGCCTCTCGGCATTTCAGGTACATTCAACTTTATGTTTGTCTTTCAGGCGGAACATAATATCCTCATGCATCCATTCCACATGGCTGGCGTGGCGGGTATGTTTGGTGGTGCCTTGTTTAGTGCTATGCATGGTTCACTTGTCACATCTTCACTTATCCGTGAAACCACAGAGAATGAGTCTCAGAACTATGGATACAAATTCGGACAAGAAGAAGAGACGTATAACATCGTCGCAGCCCATGGCTACTTCGGACGTCTTATCTTCCAATACGCCTCCTTTAACAACTCTCGTAGTTTACATTTCTTTCTTGCTTCTTGGCCTGTTATTTGCATATGGCTCACCTCAATGGGTATATGCACCATGGCATTCAACTTGAATGGATTCAACTTCAACCAATCAGTTGTTGATAGCTCAGGTAAAGTTGTACCAACATGGGGAGACGTTCTTAATAGAGCAAACCTTGGTATGGAAGTAATGCACGAGCGTAATGCTCACAACTTCCCACTTGATCTAGCAGTTGCTGGGACTAGTGAAGTTGCACTTGTTACTCCTGCCATAGGATAATGGAATTGCTAATTATCTTTGCTGCCATAAGTGGTACAGCATTCGGTGCATATAAAATGACACCTAAAAGCTGATAATTTAAAACACATAAGCCTCTCTAAACGGGAGGCTTTTCTTTTGGGAATCTTTTAATACAATAAATATACATACAATTTAAATATGGATAAAGACGACGTTAAAAAATTAATAGATCGTTCCATTGAAATTGCAATGGATAAGCATAATCGCAATGCCACAATCATTAGTGCAATCTTAGGTTTCTTTTGTTTAGCTGCTTTTGTGGATGGTCTATTTAGAATCCTTGGAAGAATTCCTCCTTTTTTAGGATTAGATGTAAATATTATTCCTAGTCTTATAGGACAATGAGTGAGTTTTCTTATGTGTTTGCATGGTCATATTTAACAGCATTTCTATTAGTATTAACTATCAAATTCATTATTGATACTAATACTGAAGATAATTAAATAACTGTCTAATTAAGTATTTATATCCATTGTTTTAATGCTAGATTCAAACTTAATAATTAATTGTTTAAAATGATCAGATCATTTCTTAGCGTAGCTGCTGCAAGTGCTCTTGCTGTTCCTTCTGCTTTCGCTGGTGTATATGTCAATGTAGAAAATAATGGCTCATTCACAGGAAAAGATTTCACTACAGCAACTACAGACTTCCATGTCGGCTATGAGGGTGAAGTTGGTGCTCTTGGCTACTACATTCAAGGAGGACCAGCTGTGGTTCGCCCTGACGGTGCTGATGGTGATACAAGGATCTCTGGTAAAGTTGGCGGCAATTTTGCAGCAACTGAAAAGCTTGGCGTTTATGGCGAGCTTTCACTTTTAACCGCTGATTCTGATACAGATAACGACAACAGCTACGGTACAAAAGTAGGCGTTAAGTATTCATTCTAAAACTGTACGGGCATCAGTATAAATACCTAGATTAATTAAGCATAAGATACTATCAAGTATACATTTCTTAATACAATGGTTACTAACGAAGCTGGTGGTCGTCAAAACATTTTTGGTAAAGAACCTAAAATCGCAGTTATGGAAGGAGAGGATTCTCTTTTTGAAGCAGCTGAAAAAGCCAACGGACGTTGGGCAATGATCGGTATCTTTGCAGCTTTAGGAACTTATGCAACAACTGGACAACTTATTCCAGGAATTTGGTAATCTGGTAGAATTTATTGGCTATTGAATTTGAACCCCTGTGTTGCACCACTGGGGTTTTTTATTGTTTACATATAGATATATTAGATATTGTTATAATTGTTAAAGAACTTTAAGACATATTAAAAACTGACATGCAACACTTCTCATTTAAAACAATTGTTGTATATGGTTTTAATAAGTCAGCTTTTCAATTATGGAACACAAAGTCCCAGATGATCAGCAGATTGTAGAGGAATACTTCGATCTTGCTACACGTCAAAAGACGAAAAATTGTTCTTGGCTTTATGGTATGGTTGCAACTTACGGGTTAACACCTAATCAATTAGAAGGATTCAGTTGGAATAAGGATTATTCAATCAAAGTAAAAGATAAAAAAAGATCTATTAAACCTTTACATCCACAATGGACTGTATTATTTAATCTAAAACAAAAACAGTCCTGTGAAGAACAAGACTGTTTTAAATACAATGAGTTGAAAATACAAGAATTACTTCAAGCTCATAAAATACGAAGAAAATTTTACAGGCAATCTAAGCTAAGACGGGCAAGCCTTTTTCCTGCAGTTGCCGCCTAATTTTGTTTACATTCCATCTAAAGCTATTACGAGAACGGGTTTCAGGGAAAGCAGCGTAATGTGGACCTAACTTTAAAGTGCCATCATCTCTATATCTAAATAGAGTTTCACGATCAAGTCCAAGTGCTTCTTGTGCTCGACGAGTAATGACCCATCCCTTTGCTTTTGCCATGTGAGGAAAACAAAATTTAATACTTGTTTACGCTATTTAACATAAAAAATCTGTCAAGCAGCTTAATAGTTTTTTTATCTTTTGATTTTTTAAGTCTTAAGCGAGGTGAAATTAAAATTAGATAACAGCAAATTTATGTATGTTCAATGATGAACGTGAACCTCTCACTCTCCTTCTTGAACTTACTCCAAAATTAGCAAAACGAAGATATAGACAATCTATTTATGAAGCATGGAACTATTGTTGTGGATATTGTGATGCACCTGCTACTTCTTTAGATCATGTAATTCCAAAATTTAGTTCAGGTTCTAGTTATAGAAATAATTTAATTCCTGCTTGTCGTAGCTGTAATGCAAATAAAGCTAGTTTAAAAATGGAAGATTGGTATAAACAACAAAGTTTTTTTGATGAAATAAAATTAGAAAAAATAAAAAAATGGTGCTCAGAAGATGTTAGTGATCTACTGGAATATACTAGATATAGTAATCGTTTTTCTTTTGCTAGTTAATGGCTTTAGATTGGCTCCAACAATTTTATAAAGATAATAATATAGGTGGTCCAGGTGGTGATCTAGATAATGAGGCTAGAGAATATTGGTTGGCAGAAGCTAAACGTCTGGGAAATGATGCAGCAGCTATTCAACAAGTAAAAGATATTATAAGAAGAACTTCAGAAAACGAAGGTACTTGGAACTGGGAAATGTACCCAGGAATTAAATATGATAAAGAGTCTGGATCAATTAAATATCAAAAACACATAGAGACTTTAAACACAAATCATTTTGATCAACGTCAAGAAACTGGAAATACATCAGAAGCAGAAGTTGTTGAATGTCGTATTGAACCTGCTGGAAATGAGAACTGTCAAACAGTAATAAAACAAGTACCTGATCCAGACATGGATGAGTTAAATAAAAAATTAAATAAGGCAGCTAGTGAATTAAATCAGAAAAATGAAAAAATAAATCTAAGAAATAAGAAAAGAAACGCAGCATATAAAAAGACGGTTGATGTTGCAGGAGTTACTCCTCAAGGTGACTATGTTAATAGACGTGGTGTATTAAGAACGCATAATACTAATAATGATGTTGATGAAGATGCTAAAAATAATATAGAAGCAGCATTTAGAAGTTGGTATAAAAATGAAAAACTAGAGGTATTTGATGAGTCAACACTCGAAAAAACAGGTAAACCTCCTTATGGAAAATTTGATCCTGTTTATTATGCATTTAAGAATGAAGATGTAAAAAATAAGTGGACAGATGCAAAAAAAATTGATGATATAGATATTATTGAGCGTTATAAAGATAATGAAAATATTTTTTATAAACAACACTATGCAAGTGTTGGAAAAGCTAAAAGATTAAGAGGTAATAGAGAAGAAGAAAATGAAGCAATTAAAGCATATCATCTAGAAGAGACATTTACTGATGCTGATAAAGAGACTGTTAGAGATTTACATTTCAATATAGACACTGAAAATCAGACAGATAGATTATTAAATGTTCCAGAAATAGCTCAACTATGGGAAAACGCTAAAGGAGGAGATCCATATTGGGCTGACTTAGGTAAGAAAAATTATTTAGATGTAAACAATAAACATGATTTTGCTGCTTTATTCCGTTTATCAGAGGATGAAGCTCACAAAGCAATAGCTTTTAAGTATTCAGCAAATACAGGTTATGGAATTACCGACTTAGAAGATGCAATAAATGAAGCTGCAGGTGAAAAAGGACAAGTAGAAGCAAGACAATTTGGAGCTTTAGCTCAGAACGTACTTAAAGATACGATTGAAGAAATGAAAGAAGCAAAACGTCGAGAACAATTTTTAAGTACTGTTTCTGGATTTAGTGGATTTGGAGAAGTTATGGATGTAAATACATCTTTAACAAATTCAATTCTTGGAGATAGTGGAGTTGGAGGAATTGTATCTTGGCTTGGAGGTGGTAAAGCAGAAGAAAGTCTTGAAACATCATTAGAAAAAGTAACTGGAGTTAATAGAAATAGTGCAGTTTACAATTGGCAAAAATGGTTTGATGAACAATTAGTTGAAAAATATGGTAAAGATCGTACAGAATATTTACCTTTAGATAGACAAACAAAAATTATTGATGCTTGGAAAAGTAAAGCTACAGACCAAGCAAATCCTTATAATGCTGAGACAGGAAAATTTACAGATCAGTTTTTAAATAGAATTAATTTTGAAAGTACAGAAAAGTTAGAAGAATTTCTTAATGCTCAATCTTTTGGACCAAGAATTCTCACAATTTTAAAAGAAAAATGGAGTGATAATAGTCGTAACAGAATGCAAGTGACTGATCAACCTTATGGAAGTTCAATGAAAAATTTTCAAGGAACGATTGATAATAAACTTCAAGAATTAAGAAACCAAGGCTTAGGAAATCCAGATTTATCTTTAGAGCTAGAAGGAGAAGAAGATCCTGTATTAATTGATGCTCAATATGCTAGAAATTTTGTAAATGAATATTTACAAGAAAGATTTGATCAATCAAAATCTATGGATGAATTTGTTGAATATTTAGATATAAGACAAGAAGAACAAAACCCATTTCAAACTCAAAGTTTATTAGACGCTATAAAAATGACAGCGAGTATGCATGCACGGACTTTTATGGATGAAATACAAACAAACACAGAAGTAAAATTTGATTCTGATTATTATTTTGATCCAAATAGTTATGAAGGAAGTAGAGAAGATTTAACAGAAGATTTTGCAGAACAAAAAAAAGTTATAGAAGAAGATTGGGCAGCAGCAAAAGCTGGAGATTCATATTGGAATTCTCAAGCATATCGCTTTGGTACTATTCCTTTTAATGATAATACTATTAGTGAAAAAGAAAGAAAAGACGCTTTTGCCAGAGTTCACTATGCAGTTAAAGGAAAAGTTTATCGAAATGCAGATGGAGAATTGAAACCTTTTGATGGAGCAGAAGATGTTATGAACTATACAAAAGTAAAAAATTATATTTATGAAGAGGTTCTTCCTAAATTAAAAGATGAAGCTTTGGAACAAGGATCTGTCTTTGGTCAATTTATTACACCAGAAGAATTTGCTGACGATATTTTGGAAGGGTTAGATCCAACAGATAAATCTGAATGGGATCTTGTTTTAAAACAATATGGTTTAGAAAATTTCCAAGGAAGTTTTGATGAATTAAAAGATTATATTATTGAAAGTTTAAGAACTGGTTCAGCTCAAAGAATTAGAGAACAAATTAAATTCCTAAATGAGAAGAGAAAGAAACCTACACAAAAAGTTTTAGGTATTTCTTATATTCAAAGAGAAGAAGATTATAAAGATGAGCAAGCAGACGCTGACACTGAATTATATAAAACTTTTCAAAATGCTGGTTTCCAAGGAACTGAAGATGAATTTTATAATGATTTCTTTCCTGATTTAGATCGAGGAGAACAAAAATTATTACAGAAAGGTGGCAAGGATGATCCATTAAAAACTTTTGGATTAGATCTTGATGATCCTTTTGCTTCTCTTGGATCAATTACTCAATTCTTAGATGATGATTCTGCTGATGAAATTGATGATGATGATAGAACTCCATCTCAAAAAGAAAGTTACTTTACTTATGATTTAAAAGATTCCGATACTGAATGGACTTATAAACCTAAGAAAAAATCTGATCAAGTCTTAGGAGAATACACAGGTTGGTTTAAAGGATTATAAAGAATTTTTAATAATAATTGTGTATATTAAAGACACTAAATGTTATTTTTCATGGCAGATTTCTCATCAGCTATTAATTTAATCCGTAAATATGAGGGATTTAGTGAAAGAGCTTATCCAGATCCGAAATCTGGAAGTATGCCATATACGATTGGTTATGGAACTCAATATTATCCAGATGGTGCTCCTGTAAAAGTAGGACAAAAATGTACTGAAGAAAAAGCTTTAGAATATTTATTTAATGAAATTAATGTAATTAATAGAGAAATTTCTAAATTAAATTTATGTTTAGATAGCTACATGAGACAAGCATTAATATCATTTATTCATTCAGTAGGCTGGGAATCATTTTTATATAGTCAAATTATTGACTGCATTGAAAATGAAAATTTTGCAGGAGTTTGTGAAGATATAGGTCGTTGGATCTTTGATGAAGATTATCAAATTATTGGAGGTTTATTAGATCGAAGAAAAGAAGAAGTAAAATTATTTTTAACTGAAATCCATACTAATGACTGGAAAACTAGTCAAATTTTATTAAATGCTTTCCATGGATTTAATGGTAGTCCAGGGCAAATAAGAGCTATTCAAAAATTAGAAGAAAATATTAATCCTTATATTCTTAGTGATTTTGCAAATGGATTTAATTCAAATATTAATCCTTTTGAAAGAGATTTAGATTATGTCCAAGATTAAATTATTATTTTATATATCTAACGAAGTTAGTTTGTTTTAGAAAAAAAATGAACCCCAATAATTCAAATCAATTTGAATTTACAAACAATTGGTTTGATATAACGGCAAAAGCAATATGGGAAGATTTGCTTCCTAACCTCAAACCTGTAAAGGTTCTTGAAATAGGGGCCTATGAAGGTGCTTCTACATGCTTTCTAATAAAATCATTATCTTCTCATCTTGATAAATTTGAAATTCATTCTGTTGATACATGGGAAGGAGGTAAAGAGCATAAAGATAGCAACATAGATATGTCATTAGTTGAAAGTAGGTTTCATAAAAATACCTCTATTCAAAAAAGCAAATCAGAAAAAGATGTGAATTTAGTTATTCATAAATCATCTTCTATAAATGCTTTATGTAAATTAATATCAGAGAGCAAATCTGGTTATTTTGATTTCATATATATAGATGGATCTCATATGGCATTAGATGTTATTACTGATGCAGTTTTATCCTTTGAACTTGTAAAAATTGGAGGCATAATTGCTTTTGATGATTATCTTTGGAGACTTCCAGGTTCTAATAGCATTCATACAAATCCAAAGTTTGCTATTGATTCATTCACAAATATATTTTCTCCTAGGATTAGAATTCTAGGAGTAACTAATCATCAGCAATATATTCAGAAGATTAATTAAAAATATATGGATTTAATTCAAATATTAATACTTTTGAAAGAAATTTAGATTATGATTTTTATGCATCTGTGTAAAGATGTGATTTAGAATAGAAGAGTTAGTGGAAGACAAAATGAGACATTCAGCAAAAACAAGAGAATTTGCGCTCCCGCTAGAGCTTCAGTTCTCTATGAGAAAAGCTGAACTTGGCGCACAAGAGATGACATGGGAACAATTATATGCAGCACTAGTTAATTTGTATTATCAAAGACTAATGGAATGGCATGCTGTTAAAGAATTAATAGCTGAACAAAATATTACTTTAGATTTTGATATTCCTACTGATATTGAATTACAACAATTAGCAGCTGATTGTGAGCATATAGATGATTGGGATGATATAGATCAAGACCCTTTTACTCCTGCTTAATTAGGTTTAATTAATCTATTTAAATACCATAGTGCTTTTTTTAAAGATTCAATTTTACCTTTGTGTTTCTCTCTCCAAATGTATTTAATAATATTTCCTTTTAAATAACCACGAAATTCTTCTGCACTTAACTGAGCTTCAATTGCGTCAATACATTCAATAGATCCAGCTGCATAATGAATAGGTCGATCTACATTATCAAACTGATGAAGATGTGTATCCTTTCCGTCCATACGTTTAGTTATAAAATCAGTAATTTCCTTCCATGCTAAATCATTTACTTCGTTTACAGTTTTATCTCTTAGCAACTCAATATCTTTTCCAATATTAGAGACTTCTTGTTTTTCTGCTTCTGGACCAGCCATACGCATTTTAGGAGATGTCTCGTCTATCGGCTCAAGCCACGTCTCATCAAGGATTCCTTTTTCATTTGGTCTGATGGAGATCCTAGTGCTATCAGCAGCTTTGGAGATTTTGGAGATGAACCTGGATATTGCCCCGCTTCCTCCATTGCTGGGATGTAACCTGTTAATCCCATCCTTTGGCTTTTGTCCCTCTTCTCTCCTTCTAGAGTTAAATTCCTTCTGTTTATCCCTGTCTCGCATGCAGTTAATCCACGATTATATTGATCATAGAGTGGAACGTCATTATTTTCATTATCTATTGGAGCACCAAAATCTTGTAGATCTAAATAAGCACAATCTAATTCATCTTTAACAAAGTCACCTAAGAACTTACTTTGTGAAGAGTATCCAGCCATGAGAATATCTAAGTCTTGATGTATTCCTTTTACAATATTATCATGGCAAGTTTGTATAGCTCTACCTACGATCCTCAAAAGGATTCAGCTACTTCTGGAAGTGAAGTATCAGATTTAAATCCTGAAAGAATTTATGATACAGATTTACGTAGAGTAGATCCAGATCTTCGTGACGATTTAGATGTTAATAATAAACAAAAACGAGTTTCTAAATTTATGAAAGCTGCTCGTGCTGCAGGTAAATATAGACAAAGTACAGGTATATCTGAACCTTCTATTAGAGGTAAAACTCCTGTTGGAAAAGCTGCGATATCAGGTGTAGAGCTACCAAGTTTAAGAGGAAGAAATTTTGGTCCTCCAGGTGCAGGTTCTACTGAATATGCTCACAAGCCAAAACCTTCTTTTGGCAGAAGTTTTTAAACTTTGGAATAAACTACATCTTTTGGTTGGTCTTGATATTTTCCTTTACGATCTTTATAACTAACCATACAAGATTTACCACGGAAAAATAATAACTGGATGATTCCTTCGTTTGCATAAATACGATTAAATAATCCAGTTGCATTGTTAATTTGTAGAGTTAAATATCCTTCCCAACCTCCTTCTGCAGGTGTGATATTACAATGTATCCCTGAACGTGCATAACTAGATTTACCAGCTGGAATAACTGTTATATCTTCTGGTAAAGATAGACGTTCATGAGCAACACATAATGCATATCCATATGGAGGAATAATGAAGTATTTTCCACTTTCATCTTCCTTTAGTTCAGTTTCTTTTAATATTTCAGGGTTAAATTTCTTTGGATCACAATCTCCTCTTGGAGGTGTACCAAAAATTAAACATTTTGTAGATGACAAACGAATATCATAACCATAAGATCCTAATCCATAACTAAGAATTTTATGTCCATTTTCTTCTTTAACAACATGATCAACAAATGGTTCAATTAGCTTATCTCCCAAAGACAAAGCTTTGATTTCCCAATCAGAAAGAATGCTCATAATTTTTTGCTCAGTTTTTTTAGTATAAATATGTCAACACAAAATGCGACCTTTTTCAGAATATATTCCAATAAATCTTTCTGTCATTTCTGTTGAATTATGAATAGGAGGAAGATAAACCAAAAATGAAGTACATGTCCTATGTTTACTAACACCTGAGCTTGTATTTTTCAATAACAATGGAGCAGTTTTTAATATACATATAGGAAAATCAAAAATTTTTTGTTCATATCGAATCATGTCTGGACAATTTGTAAAATATAAACCTTGTTCTATATCATTTGATAACCATGAGTTATATAATTTTCTAAACCAAACTGCATGAGAAGAAGTCAAGCTTGGTGAAGAAGCTCGTGTCATTTTCCATTTATCATTTTTTTTATCCCAAAAGTATGCTCCTCTTGGTGGAAATAAATAAACTTTTCCAAACCATTGTTGAGAATTTAATCCATCATCAGAAGGAGTAAAATAATTTTCAGCTTCAACATAAGTATTAGCAGTTTTAGAACTTGCTACATCTAATTCAATTCCTTCTAACAATGCATGAGCAGACGCTACTAAATCATAATTAGTAATAAGTTCTAAATCTTCACGACGTTTTGTAATATCGTGAATAGCCATTACTCAATTGAACAAGGTGCTAAATCTGGTTTGTCATTAATTTCGTTGTAATCAATTTCAAAATATCTCATACCTTCATCATCATTAATAACATAAGCAGCTTTTTCTTCTGGATTTATTTTTTGTGCTGCTTCTAATATTCTTCTAAAACTTTCTACTAAATCATCTTTATTATTTCGTTCTGAATCTTCTTTAGCAGCGTTTAATTCTTCTAGTGTTAAAAAGAACATTGAACGTTTTTTATTTGATGGCTGAAAGACCATTACTCCTGGACCTTCTGCTTTCCACATCTTTATATATTGTTGGCCCATATCGCCAAGAATAAATCGTATTGTAGTGTCTAACATCTTTGCTTTGGTTTCATCCATTTCTGGACCAATAATTGATGCTAAAAGGCGTTCTCTTCTGTTCATTTTTCTAATAATCCTTGACGAGAAAGTGATTCTAAAAGTTTTGGCATTGGTTGATATAAAACAACCATCTTTCCTAATACTCCACGTTTTTTAACAAGTTTTCCTTCTTCATCTCTTACCTTATCGAATTCTCCAGAACGTATCAGATATTCTGCTACGCAACGAAGTCTTCGTTTTAAAGGTAGTTCAGCTTGCGGAAATTTTCCACAAATAGTATCAGGAGTCATATCTTTAAAAGCTAGTCTTAAACGATTAGCTAATGTCATATTAGAATTAGCATCTTCTTCCTCGTAATTTTTTACATGTTCTAAATATCTTCTTAAACAAGCAGTATCAAATGATCCATTAGGAGGGATAAAAATTTCAACTTGTTTTATTAATGAAATAGGTAATACATCAGCATAATTCCTTAGCGTTACTTTAGTAATATCAACATTTTTAAAACGATGAGCCATCACCCCAACTTGCCAATGCTTGTGGATTTGTACATAGGAGAAGCTTTTTTGCGATAATCTTGATTCTCCATTTTGCGATTCTTTGCAAATGACTGTACTAATTGATTCCACGGAATTCTAATAATTGCTTTTTTTGTAGGATTAGGGGAAGCATTTACATAATGGATTCCTTCAATCCATCCTTTTTCTGGAGTTTTTCGTCCAAGTGCCATCCAATTTCTAATAGTTTGATCAGAAATGCCAAGTCTTCGAGCACATTCTTCTGTAGAAATATATTCATCAGCAAAAGCTTCTGGATTTAATATATCAGTTTCTCCTTTAGCATAACGACTATGCCAAATAGCAGAAAGTATATTTTTTACTCCTTTTAATTCCCATGCAATATCTTCTAAACCTTTACGAATCCCAGACTTCATAATAAGCATTTCCTTTTATTAGATGCTAATGTAACGATGAATGTTTTGCCCAAATGGATTCACAATTACCTACTAATCAAGAACAGCCTCAAAACCAAATTACTCCAGAGCAATTAGAGGAAATGAAAATGATGGCTCGGCAACAAGCCATACAACAAGTAACTCAACAAAGACAATCGGTTAAACAACCAGAAGTTATTTATGTAAGAAGAAACCTTACAGTAGCTGAAGTCATTGTAGTTTTTATTATTTCTTGTGGATTAGTATTTGGAGTTCAAGCAAGTTGGAATTTTGCTACCAATGTATTACCTAAGATAGAAATTAAAGTAAATCAGTAGCGTAAGATTAGCAATCTATAATTAGTATAAGGCTTTTATGTAGATAAGAAGTGGCAAACCGAAGGATTAGTGAACTTCAAGAACAAGCTGGACTTCAGTTAGATGAAGATGATCTATTAACGGTAGTCCATGTTGCGGAAGTTGACCCAGCAATCAAAAATAAAAAACTTACAATATCAGGAACAAAAGCATATTTAAATGTCTATTATCTTCCAAGAACAGGAGGAACTATTAGTGGAAGTGTTGTTGTACAAAATGATTTAACAGTTTCTGGTGCTACAACATTAGATACTTTAAATACAACAGGAACTTCTACTGTTAATGCACTAATTGTTAAAACAGATGCAACAGTTACAGGGACAGTTAGTGGAGCAACTATTACTGGTAATTTTATAAAAGCAACTAATATTACTGGTCAATTAATTAGTGGTGTTAATGTCTCTGGTACAACTGCAACCTTTACAACAGGTACTTATACAAAACTAACAGGTGTAACAACTACTGGTACTTCTGCAGAATTTACTTCAATTACTGGTGGAACTATTAGTGGTACAACCATTACGGGTATAACTGTTAAAGCAACAACAGGTGTCTTTGCTGAACTAGATACTCCTGCACTTGAAGTTGGAAACTTAACTGTACAAACAGGATTAGTTGTTTCTGGTACAGGCAAAATACAAGATATAGAAACAAGTGGAACTATATCTGGAGCAACAATAACTGGTGGAACAAAAATACTTTCTCCATTAATCACAGGTGCAACAATCGTTGGTACCACTAAAGTTTCAGGTGTGACAGTTACTGGTACTGATGCTTTATTTACTAATGCAACTGCTGCTAATGTTACGGGTACAACTTTAGTTTCTGGAGCTATTGTTTCTGGAGCTGTTGGTCGATATGGAACTTTAACGGGTACTACTGCAACATTTACTCAAACTGCATCTGGTGCAGTTATTACTGGTGATGCTGGTCAATTTACAGTTTTAACAGGTGGGACAATTGAAGCTAGTACAAAATTATCAGGTACTGTTGTTACTGGTAGTACTTCTATTAGTGCTCCGTTAATTACAGGTGCAACAATTGTTGGTACAACTAAAGTTTCGGGTACAACAGTAACAGGTGCTAGTGGTGCATTTACTTCAGTTACTGGTACAACAGGTGTCTTTACTACACTTGCGTCTGGAGCAATTGTTAGTGGTGATGCTATTCAAGGAACAGTAATAACTGGAGGAACAGTTGTAGGTACCACCCTTGTTTCAGGATTAACAGTCAGTGGTAATACAGGTAAATTTACAGATTTAACAGCTACCAATATTACAGGAACAATTATCACAGGTAGTACCAAAATACTTTCTCCATTAATTACTGGAGCAACAATTGTAGGTACCACTAAAGTCTCAGGATTAGTCGTTACAGGTGATACAGGTCAATTTACTAATGTTACTGCTCAAGACTTTACTGTTGAAGATGATTTTATAGTTGCTGATGATGTTACTGTTAGTGGTGATTTAGAAGTTGAAGGAACGATTAGTGGAGTAACAGTTACAGGAACTACTGCTAATTTCATTACAGTTAATGCAGATGATTTAAATGTTTCTGATGATTTAGTTATTTCAGATAAATTAACAGTTACTGGAGAAATAGAAGGTAAAGGTGCAAAAATTAGTGGTTTAATAATCACTGGTAGTACAAAAGTTTTATCACCCCTAATTACGGGAGCTACAGTTGTAGGTACCACCACAGTATCGGGTACAACAGTCACAGGTACTCATGGTCAATTCACAAATATGACAGCAGCTAATATCACAGGCTCAACATTAATTACTGGTACAACAATCAAAATGAGTGGAGATACAGTTGCAACTCAAACTTATGCAACAGATAGTTCAATTGTCTTTGCTATAGCTCTTGGATAAGTGAACTTATAATTAAATTATTAGTGCTAAGGTTTTACAAATAAATGGCTCGTTTTCAATCGGTTTGCCGAGCAAGTATTTCAAATAATTCTGGCTCACCAACTACAATTATAACTGGGTCAACAAACTCAAGTGGAGTTCCTGCTACAACTTACGGAGTTATATTAAGTATTCTGGCATCAAATAAAACAGCTAACTCAGCAGATGTCACAGTTAATTTGATTAAGGCAGGTGGTACTGGAAGTCAAGTTATAAGTTCTTTAATTACTTCTGGAAATGTTCCAAATAAATCTTCTTTAGAATTTATGACGGGAAATAAAATTATTATCGAACCAGGGGATTGGATTAAAGCTTACGCAGGAACTGCAAGTGCAATAGATATAACTGTTTCTTACATGCTTAACCCACAAGATACAACTATCTGATCATGCCATATATAGGTAACATTACTTCTGATTTCAGTATTGATACTGGAAATATAACTAATAGGGCAGTCACTGCTACAAAGTTAAGCCCTTCAAGTGTTGGTTCTAATGGTCAAGTATTAAGTATAGATGGAAGTGGAAATTTACAATGGGGAAATGATGCTAATGCTCCAGAAGGTACAGCTGTTTTATCTACAGGTGAATCAGGAACTACTAAATATTTAAGAGTAGATGGAGATGGAACTTGTTCTTGGCAGTTAGCAGTTGATGCAACAAAAACAACATTAACAGGAAGTACAGATAATACTATTACAACCGTTACAGGTGCAAATGCGATTCAAGGTGAAGCAAACTTAACTTTTGATGGAAGCACTCTAGCTCTTGCTGGCAATATGCAGTTTACTGCTGCTAATGCACAAATTGAATTTAATAATGGAGGTCCAAGATTTTGGAGTCCAGCAGCAAATACACTTACTATTCATACTGGTGGTGGATTTGATTCAACAGATTATGAAAGACTTCGTGTTGATTCAAGTGGAAATGTAGGTATAGGTACAACAAGTCCAACTGCTAGATTAGATGTTCGACGTGGTGATGAAGACGGTAAAATTGCAGAATTTCATACAAGTACTGGTTTCGGATTTGAACTAGGTTCAAGTCAAACAGTGGCTTATATTGCATCTGGTAATGCCCAGATATTTCATCTAAAAACTCATAATGGTACAAACTCACTAGAACGGTTAACAATTAAATCTGATGGAAAAGTAGGTATTGGTACAACTAGTCCAGAAGATTTATTACATATAAAAAGTGGAAAAATAAGAATAGAAAATGAAATAGTTTCAAATAACGATTCGACTATTAGTTACGACAATTCAGATTTTCTTATAGATGTAGATCCAAATAATGTTAGAGGTTCTAGTCAATTCCAAGTTAAAATAGACACGGTAGCTGGCTTAACTATTGATGATAATAGAAGAGTTGGAATAGGTACAACAAGTCCTGATTCATTACTTCATGTTGAATCAAGTGGTGCTACTTCTACAAGAATATCTGGCAATAGAGGTGATAGTAATAATTTACATATAGCAAATATTGAATTTGAAAATACTTTTGATACTCAAGGTGTAATTGCAGAAATCAAAGCTATTACTGGTAGTAGTGGTACTCAAAGTACTAAAGGTCAACTTACTTTCTCTACAGATGATGGATCTACATTTGCAGAACGTTTGCGTATAGATTCAGTTGGAAGAATACTTCTAGGAACTCAAAAATCATTTGGTACTCAAAGTTATTATGATGATATTACTATTAATAATAGTGATAGTGATTCTGGAGCTGCAGGTGGAACAGGAATTAGTTTAATTTCTGGTAATAATAGTTGGGGTGCAATATTATTTGGTGATAGTGATGATGATGATGTTGGATATATTAAATATGCACATAGTGGCGACTATATGAGGTTTGCTACAGGTACTGGTATTAGATTTAGAATAGATAGTGATGGTGTTAAATTTAACGGTGAGACAGCAGCAGTTAATGGATTAAACGACTATGAAGAAGGTACATTCACACCAACTTTAAGAGCTTATTTTAATGGTGCTTGGCGAGATAGTTCTTATACTACAGCTCCTAGTGAAACAGTTGGTTATTTTACAAGAGTTGGAAATCTTGTGTATATCTTTGGAAGATTTGTAGGTTTTGATTTGGATTCTGATTCAGATGGTGCTTATGCTGGATTTGGAGGATTACCATTTGATTCGGCATCAGGTACTGGAAAATATCCAATAATTCAAACATTTAATGCTAATTGTTTTGCTGATGCTGGTATTGGATTTTATATAGGTGCAAGTTCTAAATATGCTTACAGTGCTAGATATGATTCTGATGATGGACATACTACTTGGAGTAGCAGTAGTGGTAGAGGTTTTTGGTTCTGGGCTACTTATTTTGCTGCTTAAAATCCTAAATGTACTACGAATAAAATATATGTAATATCAATTAAATAAAATGGCTGTTGTTTGGAATGTAGTTGCCTTAGATCGTGCTCCTACAGAAGGTTCTCTTGCTGATGTCGTTAAAACTGTACATTGGACTGCTCAAGATTCAGAAACTGTAGGTTCTGGTGATTCTGCTGTTACTCATACAGGTTCTTCTTATGGTTCTATTTCATTAGGTGCTGCTGATGCTAGTAATTTCACAGCATATGATTCAATTACTAAAGACAATGCAGTTGCTTGGGCAAAAGCTGCTCTTGGTTCTGATCAAGTTACAGCCATAGAAACAGGAGTTGCGGCACAGATTACTGAGTCGAAAACACCGACCTCTAAAACTGGTGTCCCTTGGTAGGATTTGATATATAATTAAAATAGTTTTTAAAGAGTCATGCCTTCCATAGACGAAAGAATCAGTACATTAACTGAAGAATTAAAAGGAGCTGTTGAAAAACATAATCAAGCTTTAGAAGTTGTTAATACTGAAAAAGAAAAAGCATTTGGTCTTCAAAAACAGCTTGAACTACTAAATGAAATGAAAGCAGAAGAGAATCCAGAAGAAGCAACAGTAACTGAAGTTGTTTAAATATTCTCGCTAGAGTTAGTCAATTTAGAATAGTTAAGAGTTAGTGGTATGGAAGCTTGTCTTACATTGGACAAAGACCTGTTGTTGGTAGATATACCAAGTTAGATCAGATTAATACTGGTTTTAATGGTAATACTGCTACGTTTAATTTAACTGCTGGTAGTCAAGCAGTTTTACCAGGTACAGAGCAAAATTTATTATTGTCGTTAGGTGGTGTAATACAGGAACCAAAAACAGATTTCACAATTTCTGGTTCACAAATTACTTTTACCACTGCACCTGTTGCTAATACAACATTCTTTTGTGTTGTTTTTGGCGACATGCAATCAATTGGGCAACCAAGTGATGGCACAGTTATACCAGCTAGTATTGCAAGCACAGGAGATTTTACTTTTCCTGCTGATATTAAATCTGATGGTACTGGAGGAGTTAAAGTTCCTGTTGGTAATACAGCACAACGACCTTCTAATGCAGCTGGATATATAAGATATAACAGTCAAATATCTAAATTTGAAGGTTATGGATCTAGTTGGGGACTATTAGGAGGTGGTGCAACTGGTGGTGGAGCAGATAAAGTTTTCGTAGAAACAAATCAAGATATAACAACGTCTTATACATTGACTACAAATTTTAATGCAATGACTGCAGGTCCAGTAGACATTGCAGCATCAGCTACTGTCACTGTCCCAGCTGGGGCTTCTTGGGTAATTGTTTAGGAGATACTATGGCACTCACACTTAACGGAACAACAGGACTTTCAGGTATTGTAGGTAGTGCAGGAACACCAGCATTACAAGGAGGTGATACCAATACTGGTTATTTTTTTGGTACAGATACTTTAGGTTTAAGTACAGGTGGTACTCAAAGACTTCAGATTGATTCTAGTGGAAATATAAAACTAGGTTCAGGAGCTACTCAAACGTTAGCTATAAAAGATTATGGATATAGTGGAACTTACAAAAATATAATGATTGGAAATCCTGGTTCAAATGTAGGATCAGTAGGTATATGCGTAGATGTTTCAACAATATCTGGAGGTAATTTTGCAGCTCAACATCAGGCAATATTAGGCAAAAATGGATTTCTTATGCCTAATGAAGCAGGTGATAATTATATTGGAGTATTACGTAGAGATTCAAGTGCAAATAAACTTTATATTGGTCCAGGTATATCAAGTGGTCTTACAAGTGGTCCTTTAACTCTTGAAACTTCATATGTAGGTATTGGTACAACAGCTCCTACAGCAGAATTAGAAATTTTTCATGCTACTGATCCAGAAATACATTTAAATATTAATACTCATGGTGATGTAGGAAAAATACTGGGTGATGCAGATGGCTTAACATTAACTGGAAACGGAAGTAGCAACCAAATTAGATTTAAAACTAATAATGAGCACCGAATGCGTATAGATTCCAGTGGGAGACTCTTAAAAGGTGTTCTTAGTTCCGAAGCATCAAGAAGTAATACAAGTACAAGAAATCCACACGTTCAACTTTCAAGTCCTTGGTCTAGTGGATTAGGTAGTACGTCAATTACTTGTACAGATGACTATCCAATTCTATTTATTAATAGTAATGCAAATTACGTAGATAATGCTGGAGCAGGTGTAATAACATTTAGTATCAAAGATGGTGCAGGTAATTATTGCAATACTGCTGAAATAAGATCTCAAATAGATGGTAGTCCAGGTAATGATGATTCCCCTGGAGAATTATCATTTAGAACAACTGCTGATGGGTCTTGTCAGCCTACTGAAAGGTTGAAAATCCATAGAAATGGAAATGTTGAAATTAATGATGGTGATTTAATAATAGGAACTGCTGGTCACGGTATTGACTTTTCTCAAACTAATTCTTCTGAAACAGGTGTTACCGTTGATGAAGAGGTTTTAGATCATTTTGAAGAAGGAACCTGGACACCAACTCAGCCTACTGTAGGTTGGTATAGTGGTACAGAAATAGAAGGAAAATACCAACGAGTTGGACATTGGGTTACAGCTAGTTTTATTGTTAGATTTGCGAGTAATGCTAGTGCTATTGCTGGTTATATAGATGGGCTTCCATATGTTAGTGCTGGAGCTAATACTGAATATAAGTATGGTGGTTCTGTTTCATACACTACTGATAGTAATGTTAATAGTTTTTTAGTTGAAAATGCTACTGCTCGAATACATTTATATAACGATACTGGTGGGGGTATTCAATTAACTCATTTAGATGATGATTATGTAAGAGGAACAGTTATATATAGAGTCGCATAGTTATCTAAATGTATTACGAATAAAATGTATTTAAGGGATTGATATTATGGCACTTAGACTTCGGGGAGCTACATCTGGTTATATCGAGTTAAAAGCTCCTGCATCTGCTGGAGATAATACTTTAACTCTGCCAACAAATAACGGAGGTGCTAATCAACTTTTAAAAATAGATGGTTCAGGAAATTTAAGTTGGCAAGCAAATCTTACTTTTGATGGAACACAATTAAATGTCAAGGGATCAGGAACAGATATTTTAAAGATTGAATCTACTGATGCTGGTGCTCAAGGAACAAATTTAATCTTACAGCATAGTCCTGGTGCAGGAAATATGGCTGCTAATGATGTTATTAGTTTGCTTCAATTTAATGGTGTAGACGATAGCAATAATCCTACTACATACTCTTCAATTCGAGCAGTTGCAACTGATGTTTCTAATAATTCTGAGAAGGGTGATTTAACATTCTTTACTCGTAATGGTAGTACTTTTGCTGAATGTATGCGTATAAATTCTAATGGTGATTTAAATCTTGGAAATAATCCAACCAATCAATATGGATATAAATTAAATATACAAGATAGTGCAATTTTATATGCACAGACTGCATCAAATAATGGAACAGAACTGAAGTTATATTTAGATCACGGAAATACAGTTGCTAATTTTGGAACAGTATCAACATCTCATTTAGCATTTGTAACAGCAAACACAGAAAAAGTTCGTATTACATCTGATGGTGATTTAACTATTGATAACGGTGATCTAAAAATAGGAACAGCTGGCAAAGGTATTGACTTTAGTATCAATTCTGATGGTTCCAGAGCAGTAACTACTAATGGAAATCTATTTGACGACTATGAAGAAGGGACATTTAATGCTCAATTAGGAGGAGCAACTAATCATGGTACACATGAAATAACTGGAGGTGGTACTTATACAAAAATAGGTAGAAAAGTATATATGCAAATATCATTTCAAAACAGTGATTTAAATGATGGTGCTTCTGGTCAAGTAATAATTAAAAATTTACCATTTACTTTTGTTGATTCAACTGTTAATAGCAGTCATGTTTGTGCTGGAGTAAGTGCTGATTTTGTTACTACTAATGTTACCTATCCTCATAGTGGAGACATGAACCGATACGTTTGGCAATTAATAGCTTCTGCTGGTCACATTAAAGGATATAGAGTTAATGATGGAGGCAGTATGACAGATTGGGATGCTAGTCATTGGGTAGCATCTAGTATGGAACTTAGACTTAATATTAGCTCATTAACAGCAACTTAATTATCTAAATGTATTACGAATAAAATGTATTTAAGAGACTGAGATTATGGCAACACTTAAAGTCACAAATATAAAGAACGATGGTTTTGCTGGTGATCAGCTTTATCTTAAATCAGATGGAAAAATTGGTATAGGTACAGCAAGTCCAGGACATAAATTAGTTATTTCTCAAACGAATAGTGGTGGTATAGCAGCAATTCATTTACCTGTTGATGAAAGTACAATATTAGGTCCAAATGCAAATACCTATTTAAAAATGGGTGGAAATGTTGTATTAGGAGCGAATGGTCAAATAGATCTTACAACTTCAGGTGCTTCAAAATTAACAATAAAAAATGATGGAAATGTAGGTATAGGGACAACAAATCCAACTAATTTATTAGAAATCTCAGGTGGATTAGTTAGATGTCTTGGTACTGCTTCTGCAAGATTTACAGTTAATAATGGCGCAGCAGAAGGCTTTTTTGGATGGAATAGTGGAACGTTATATCTTGGAGGGGCTTCTGCATTATTAAATATAACTGCATCAGGTAGTAACAATATTCAATTAGAGACTAATAGTTCTACAAGGATGACTATTAAATCAGATGGAAATATAGAAGTAGGTGGTAATTTAAAAACTAATAATTTACCTGGTAAAAATTTAGTTATTAACGGTGCGATGCAAATCGCTCAAAGAAGTTCATCATCTTCAACTATAGGATATCATACTGTTGATAGGTTTCAAATAGGATATGGAGGGCATGATGAAGTTCTTACAGCTAGTCATCATAGTTTAACTTCTTCTGATACTGGACCTTGGGAAGAAGGATTTAGAAAATCTTTCCATGTACAGAATGGAAACCAGACAAGTGGTGCTGATGCAGGAGATTACTCTCAAATAATTTACAAACCTGAAGGGCAAGATATAAATCGCTCTGGGTGGAATTTTACAGACCCTAATAGTAAGATAACTCTTTCTTATTGGATTAAAGCTAGTGTTGCACAGAACTACTATGGATTCATAGAAGCAGGTGGTCCAACACGAATATTTGGTTGGGAAACAGGAGCATTAACTGCTAATACTTGGAAAAAAGTAACTGTTACTATTCCAGGCTACGCTAGTTTAGCGATTCCTGATACTAGTGGAACTGCCTTCAGCATTGCCTTCATTCCTTATTATGGGACTAATTATACTGCTGCTAGTGGTCGAGATGTAGGACAATGGTACACAGCCTATAATTATCTTCCTACTAATACATCTACTTGGTGGACTACTAATGATTCAACATTTGAAATAACAGGCGTTCAGCTTGAAGTTGGATCTATAGCTACAGAGTTTGAACATAGATCGTATGGTGATGAATTAACTAGGTGTCAGAGATATTTTGTTTCTTATGGTAAGACAACAGGTTTTCATATTGGAATGGGAACAGCATATAGTGCAAGTGCTTTAAATATTAGTGTTCCTTTACCAGTGCCTATGAGAGCTGACCCGACAGTTGCTAAAATTGCAAATGGTAGTAGTGAATGGTTACATGCATATGTTGGAGCAACAGGAACAATCAGTGATCCTACTCCACAATTAGGAGAATCTGGAATGAGTGTTTATCGTGTATATGTTCCTAGTGCTGGAAGTGGTTGGACCGCTGGAGATTCTTTTTGGTGTCAAATACGTCCTGATGCTAGATTGACTTTTAGTGCTGAATTATAACTATGGCTGATTATAAATTAAACATCACACCTCCTTCTGAGACTGTTAATTCTGTTTTTAGAAAATCAGATAATGTTTGTATTCCTTTTGCAATAGGAAATAAAGATTATGATGATTATTTAGAATGGGTAGCAGAAGGAAATACTCCTGATCCTGCTGACTGATAAGTCTATTTCTCATATAATTAGGACATCAATTACTTTTTCATTATGCAAAAAATAATTAATGTACTTTCTATTGCGTCTTTCGTTATATCTGCTTCCGTTGTTGGTGCTGGTGTTTACATATATGCAAATAAGGATGCACTCCTAGAAAGTGCTAAAGAAAAAATTATGAAGCAAGTAGGAGCTGCAGCTGTAGGAGAAGCTTTAAAAAATCTTCCAACTCCAGAACTACCTAGTATGACTGGTCCTGTTGCACCAAGAAGTGGAAGAAGTGGGCTAGGAGTTCCTCAGTTCTAATGCCTGAAATACCAGAAATTGGTATCCATAATATTGAAATAAGAACAACAGAAATACCAGATTACGACTCAATTCTTAAGTTAAATCTTCCTAGAACTCCTCCTGTAACTTTAAGTATTGGATCTCCAATTATCGAGTTACCTGGGTGTGTTGAATATAATTCTGGTAACAAGGAATCTAATCAATTAGTTGATGATGATCCGAGAGGTAATCGAATCTTATGTGATGGTACAGTTCCTAGTTATGACCCCATAGATTACACACCAGAGAACTTAGTACTCACTAAAGCAGCTGAAGTACCAATGGTTCCATTAGATAATAATGAGATAGCTGAACCTATTAATCCAGAATTACCTCAACCATCTCTCCCTGAAATTATTTGTCCCCCAAATGACGCTCCTATAGTCGGTACTAAGGTTGAGGGAAACAAAAAAATAAGTGGATATGAATTACAGAATGGTCGTTGTATTACTCTTTACGAAGAAGTTCCAATTATTGAACAAGTAGTTACAGCATTACCTACAGCTGGAGCTGTAACGACTACTGCATCTATTGCTCTTGTGGCAACGTCATCGGCAGTCCTAGCAAAGCCCCTGGCTGATCTTGTTCTGAAGGCAATAAAGCCTCTGATAAAGACTTCAATGAAGAAGATTCAGAAACTTCTTGGGAAGAAACCGAGGACTTTGAATCGAGCTGAGATTGTTGCGAATCAGTATCGAGAGAAGAAAGGTCTTCCTGCTCTGAAGGAACTGAAGAAGAAGAAGAAGAAGGAGAAGAAATAATATGTTGATGTTGTGGAATCACTCCATGAGGATTGGTTACAACAATATCGGCACAAATTTGAAATGATGGTGATTTTGGATGAAATGAAACGCCTAACCTTTTTTGCTCGGCACAGTGCTTGAGTCGTGCCATTTCAAAATCCAACCGTTTATTAGCCAATAGCTGTTTAGTTAAATCTGTTTGAGTATTAGCTGCTCTCAAACAACCTTCATGGTGACGTTTATCTAATGGTATAGATATGGTTGCACTAATACCTAATGAAATATTGTTATTTGCTTTCTGCCCAGTCCTTGTAGGAACGTAATACAAGATAGAGCCTGGATTATTCAGATTACCATCATCATCCGTTGTCATGTCATAGACAGGCGAATCCCAGTAAGATTCATAAGGATCTTTCCAAGAATTACTTCCTGTCACAAATGGCGTGATATTTAACGTTGGTCCTTGACACGAGACTCCATTCCCATACGAATTAGTAACGTATGGTCCTTGGAGGACTTGGATGGCTTGATTTGTAACGCTGCCACTACTATTAGCAACAGGAGCAGCGGAAGCACTAACGCCACCAACGCTTTCTGCACGTACTGACTGGGGGAATAGTGATACCGCATTGAGCAGAGCCAATAAGATATATTTTACTGACTGAATGTTGAAACGGTATCTGTGACTGATGTTATGTCTGTTGTACGAGTTATTATAGTTTGCGACTTCATCCCTGGTTGACTGACAGTTGTTGTTAATTGCCAAGGCAAATCTGGATTCTTGATTGTAAAATCTGGCATTTGATTTGCATCCAAACTTGTCCACGTTGTAACCACCCCATTAACGGTATTAGATGTCGAACTTGCAGTAGGAACTAAACTATCTGCACTTGTAGTTATGTTATTTCCTGTAACTACATATTGCCACCCTGTTTGATAATCTATCACGTTAATCGTTTCGCTTACTTTACTAGTAGTCTCCGTATGAGATGTCATCGAACCACTTTGAAAATTTGGCGTGACGGGAACAGAAAAAGCAGGGATTGGTGCTAACAATAAAAGCAGTAAAAGCCGCTTCATGACTGCTACTTAACGGTTATTTCACTTACGAATTGGCCTACAGCCGAGGTGTTCGCACCTCCAGCGGTTAGAGTCATGACTCCCGAACTCAAAATAGTACCTGCGAGGGAACCTGCCACACCGCCCGATTGAGTTGTGGTATTACCAAAAGCTGGCATGTCAGCCACTACACCAGAGGTCACGTCAACACCAGTACCGATAGGATTTACGGCATCTCCTGCTGTAAAACTTTCCGAAAAACTGAAAGCAGATCCTGCAGTATTTATGTCATATGTACCAGGGTCAAGAGTTGCTGCTGCGTTATTACTAGGTGCCAATAATTTTCCAAAATGATCATCACCAGATGCAACTTTGATATTAGATCCAGAAACCGCATAAGTTGAACCGATGCGTTCAGATGTTGTACTAGCTCCTCCCACGTTTAATTGTGTACTAGTTGATAGACGATGAATCAGGTCTGCACGTACTGAAAGTGGACTAAATATTAATATCAAAAATGAAAGTAACTTCCACATTTTAAACATTTACATTACTTAATTAAAGTCTATCACCTACAAATTGATTCCCTTTCTTGATAATATTTATCCAATATCCAAGAACTACTATTAATTTTATCGTCACCTCCAACGCTCCAAACAAACTCTACTCTTGGATCTAAACCATAACGTTTTAATTCAGGTGTATTATTTGAACTACGATCTCCACCATTAGCAAAATAAATCTTATTAGTTAATTGAAAACATTTTTGAATTGCTCTACATGCAGAGTTATCTGAATCATCCCAATCTATAACAATATTAACCATATCTAAATGACTAATTATATTTGCACGTTCTTTCCAAGTCTGGAAGTATTGTCCTTTTTTATTAACCAACCATTGATCACTATTTAAACCAACAACTAAACAATCAGATAATTTTTTAGCATTTTCAAAATATTTTATATGTCCACTATGTATAGGATCAAATCCTCCTGTAACAAGAGCAATTGAATCAAAAAACATTGAAGTATTCTTTCTAACTACAATATATTACATTCGTCTAATTTTTTTTACAATTGTCTTTGCTCGATGTAATGCTCGACGGAGCATATTTTCTTTTCTAACGAAGTCGATTGTTATATCTTTCTTTGAGTGATATTGCCAATTAGGAATATAAAGTGGACTGTTCATAAGTAAACCTCCTTAGTTATGTTCCTCTTTAATTTTACATCTGGTACTTAGTTTCCTTACTAGGTGTTTCTGCCTTAATTACTAATGGAGCTTGTTCAATTCTTACAGTTTGTACAGCAGCAGTTGATGCAGCTTTTGCAATCATTTCTTCCATATCTTTTTTACTAATTTGACCATTATTTTCACCATTCATTTTCATAGTTCCATCGCTTTTTTTAGATGCTGTAGTAATATTAAAGGAAGCCAAAACTCCTGTAAATACTGAAGCTATGAATGTTGGATCTATTTTCTGTTGAGGTATTCCTGGGATAGAAACATAATTTAATGTTAATATCGCACCCGACCACCCAAGAACTACAATTTTTATCAGTGTAGTAATTGCATTGGCTTGTTCTTCTTTATCATCCAAACCTTCTTTTAGTTTCTGTAAAGGATTTTTCTTATCAACTTTTTTATCCTTTTTTTCTTCTAGGATTTCCGCATCTTTCTTCTCTGGCATTTGTAATATTTAACTGCTAATGATTAGTATAGGATTATGACATTTAATAGACACAAGGATATAACTGTAAACGTGTGCTATGAAGTACACGGAGAAAGAAAATGCATCACACTAAATAAGTATGATGCATTCAATTTACGTAATTACGTTAATAAAGAAGAAGGTGTTGTTTGGTGGTTTACTGCTATTTAGCTTGCTTTCCTCCAGGGAATAAACCATTTTTTATAAATACAACTGCTTTATCATCAACAGTATTATCCGTTGAATCAGCAAGTTTAGTTAATAAATCAATAATCAATTGCTTGACTTGAGGAGTATTAACAAATTTAAAAAGCAATGGACGAATGAGAGCAATCATTTGATCGTTTGAAACTAAATTTATTTTACTCAGCCCTATAAAAAAATAAAGTCTTCCATTTAGGATTTGCTATCCAATTTGGATCTTCATGTGTTTCAAACCACTTTTTCCAAATTCTAAATTGTTTCTCAGATAAAGCAGATTCACAACGTAAATTAATAGAATCACCAACTGGTATTTCTTTCATCCATTTTCTAATTTGATAGATAACCATTAATTGAGGTTTCATTGCATCTGTTCTACCTTTACCTGTCAAACACGAATCCATCGAGCGTCTTCTTCTGTTTTCCTTTCTCATCAACCAATCGTTGATTTGTCTCATACTTTTTCCTATAGCCATGCTTGCCAGCCATATCGTTCCGTCGTTTGTATATATCCATGGCGTCAGCCTCGCTTTCAAAATATGATCGCCAATACGAGTTATCATCACTTTCTTGGTCCTGGTTGTTCTTAAAGTCATCATTAACAGTCATAAATTTTACATTGTTGTAGAAAGGGAATACGTTCACATTCTTCTTTAAATCTAGCGGGTAAATCTAATTGGTTCTGAGTCGATTTCCATTTACAATATTGTTCATCTAAAATTTCAGTATATAAGTTTGAGTCCATAAGTTTTTCATCCTTTAATTGTTGTGCTCTTTCTTCAAGTGCTCTTGCACTATTTATAGCTATTTCATCGTAAAATGTATCATCAAAACCTAGATAAGGTTTGTTTGGTACTCGATTAATAGTCATAAGAAGTCTTATGGTTTTGTAGTTAGAGGAATTAAAGCATCAGGGAATTTTTCATAAGCTTGACGTTCACGACTCCATGCTGTTTTCCATTCTGTAAGAGAATGTTCATGATCCTCTGCTCCAGTATAGTTTGGAGTTGTATCACAAATAATATCGTCTTGAGTTGCTGTTGTTTCTAATATCAATCGGTCATAATCTTCAGTAAGTAAAACAGGAAATGGATCAGCCATTTCTACTACTACACCTACTGCATAATCAAATGGTGTATTAAGATTACTAGAGACACAAAGTAAGTACTCACCTATGTTTAAAGGATAATATCTTGAGTCTCCTTTATCTAATCGTCTTGCATCAAAATTATTATATAAATCAGATTGAGCACCCATTACATGACCAATATATGGATTTAATACTTTTCCATCTGATGTGATTGTTATACTATCATCATCAAAAATTGCTCGGCCTTGAATAGGATTTCTATTTATATCGTAAGCAGAAACATTAAACCATTTTTCCCATCCACCAGCTTTCGTTAATATTATCCAAGCAGAAGTTTCAATCTTAAATTTAAACCAATGGTTAACTGCCCCTCCACCATATCCACCTGATCTTGGAACATGAGTTCCACCAAGTTTACCTGTTAAATAACGAATAGAAGTTTGGTCAAATGTTCCAACTAATAACGGATCTTGAGCAGTTCTTTGGCGTTGTGTGGTCTGGTTGCGAGCCATTATTGTTTAACACTAGTCTATCCCTCATCATAATCGGGGGTATCTTTGACTGTTAAAGGATGTGCAATAGTTTTTTGATATTTTTCTTGAATAATTTCTTGTTCTCTATTTAATAATTTAGCTTTACTTAGTCTCATTAATTTGGCTGCATCAAATGTTGTAGTAAAAGGTTGAATCTTATCTGGATAGAATTTTCTATTCCATTTAGATTTCATATGCAAAGGATTTAAACACCAAGGATTGCCACAAATACGAGTAACAAATAAAGAACCTATATCTCCCCATGCACAATGATAAATAATTTTATGAGCTGTTATATTTTCTGCTTTCTGACAACTATATTGTGAACGATATGAAGGAAAGCAAACTCGATGAGGACCACGCTTCCCTGGAAGACTAGCTTCCCAACATTCATTAAAATCTTTTATTTTTATATGACCCCATAAAGTATTAAATTTTGTTTTGTAATCTTTATGCAAGTAATTTAAATCAAATCCACAGACATTAGATTGGATTTTTACAGCACAGTGATAACACCAATGTTCTTCTTTATCTCGAATTACATGTTGATGAGGACAAGGAAATCCAATGTAATATCCATGTTTATCTAATTCTCTATCAGTTAGATTATTTATATTTTCAACATACCTAAAAGAATTAATACTTGACATACGAAAAATATGTAGGCTTTAATTCTAATCGGTTATCTTTGTTTCGGTTAGACATTTCATGTTGAACACCATGATTATCAGGGCATTCTTTTGTTCTTAAATAATAAACAATACGATGAGCTTGATAAGGTTCATTATCGACAAATACTGTGTAATAACCAGTACTAATATTTCTTTTCCCTGCTGGATCGCCAATTTTATTTCCTGCTTTATTAATTGCCCAGGCTAGTCCACTAGGATATTTATCGGATAAGATAAACAATTCTTCTAATCTCCAAAGCTTTGGCATTGGTTTGTAATTACGAGACATGCACAAAAACCAAGAATGAGATTAAAATTTCTTAACTCTAGAGCTAGATTACACTTTCATTCTCTCTTTTATAGATCTCCTTAAGTTTTTCTTCATTTTTTTCTGAATATTCATAGGTTCCTATGTGACCTAAACTAACTTTGGATGCTAAATAACTTTTAAATCCAATATCATTTGCACGTTTTACAAAAGAATAATCTTCGCCTAAAAACATATTATCTCTATCTTTATCAATCATTGTTTCAAATATATGGCAATGTGTTTCTCCTTGATAAGACATATTTAAATCTGTATAATGTTCAACCATTTTCTCTAATACGTGTCTTTTGATACACATAAATCCTGTTGTAAGAAAACGACTTTCTACAAAATCACCTTCTTCTTTTATTTGTTCTTTTAAAAGTTTTTCAGGAATTCTTTCTCTGGGATTAAGATTAGGATATTGATCTATTAACCATTTTTTTATTTTATCGGGACCAGATGCAGATTTTAAAGGTAAACTTTTGGCTGGATAAAATCCAGTAACAATATCTTTATCTGCTGCTAATAAATAATGTACGTGCTTAGGTTCCCAATAAACATCAGCATCAAGCCAAAAAAGATGAGTCCATTCTTTTTCTTTTAAAGCAGCTGTAACCATCATTGTTCGTCCTAAAGAAATTAATGAACAATTTCTTAAAGTTTGAACTTCATAATTTATACCGTTTTCATCTGCATATGGTATGAAATTTAAAAAACTATGGAAACATTTAGCCATTATGTTTCCGCCATAACAAGGAATTGCAAAACGAACTGTAGGAGGTTCCATAAAAATTATTATTACTTAATTAGTATAGACAAGAAACCAAGAATGAAAGTGTTATTTAATTTATAGTTAAGAAAAAAATAGGTCATTCTGGGTTTTTCTGCACACGCCCATAGTCATCTTCAATACGTACAATGTCGTTTTCAGAAATTTTTTCCCCAAATTGAACTTCTATAAGAACTAAATCTGTTTCGTCTGCTTTGATACGATGCGTTCCCATGACAGGGATATGAATACATTTACCTGTTCTAGCTTTTTGCCATATACCATTTGCAAAAACTTCTCCTACTCCTGATGCAATAATCCAAGTTTCACTGCGATGCTTATGATACTGAAGACTAAGTTGCTGCCCTTTTTTTACATTAATAATTTTGGCTAGATAGCCAGGTCCTTGAAATAAAGCTTGCCACCAACCCCAAGGACGAAAGGTAATCTTTCTAAGCATTACCTATTTTCCTCTTCTTACGATTTTTTTTCTTAAGTGGAACTTTTTTTACGGAATGATCTACACCTTTAATAGCATCTTCAAATATACCTGCAAATTGAGCACCAATAACTTCCCAAGTAAATTGTTTTTCTAAAGCTCTTTCATAACAAAGTTCAGCTGTTGCTTGTAGTTTTTTCGGATTTTTATATAGTTCATTTAGTATTTCTGTTAAATGATCTGTAGAAGGACAAGGCATTTCCCTACCGAAATTAGTATCAGTATCTATATGATCACAACGTATAAGTTGACCATAGCCTTCAAAAATTTCTTTACAAGATGTATGTCCTGGTACAACTTGAGCAACTTTACAAGCAGCTTGTTCAAAATTAACAAGACCCCAACCCTCACCTTTGCAGGTATTCACACCAACATCAGCTGCGTTATAAATCGTATTGAGCATTTCTAATTCAACACTTGGAGGACCATCAACATCTGCTGTCAAAATGATTCTGTTATTTGGATCTAATTTATTTCGTTTCATTTCTCGATCAAAGAGATGCATAATATCCCAACCTTGATCCTTTTTACCCATATGTAAGTACAACTGGGTATTGGGTTTATCTCTTGCAAACTTAGCGAAGGCAGCAATGGTTATATCAATTCGTTTACGGAATTGGTTTCGATTACCATTGAAGACAATAAATATATCTTCTTTTATATTTAATTTTTTTCTAGCTTCCGCTTTATCTATAGGAAAGAATTGCCCTGGTGTTACACCATGAGGAACAACAGCTATTGGTTTTGTAATACCACCTTGAATAAATTCATAAGCACCAAACTGTGTATAAGAAATAACTCCATCCCAATCATTAGCAGTATCAGCTAAACAACCAATCCAACCATAAGAATCCATTGGTGAATAACCAACAAATTTAAATTTTTTATCTTTATGAAAATCTTGTATACGTCTATATTGTTCATTAATGATCCACATATCATTAATGGTAAAAACTAAATCTGGTTTTTCTATTTGAACAATTTCTCGAATTCGATCTTCTCCAAACGGTGCAGTTTGAAATCTATTCGATGAAGGATACATCTTATATTTCTTTTGAAAGGGTGTTGGATCACCCCACCAGTTATGGGCTAAGACAACAATATTGAATTGTTTTGCTAGGAAAGGTAAAACATTTTCTGTTACACGAGCGAATCCAGTTTTTGCAGCTATATCACCACACCATAAAAGCTTTGGTTTTTTTGCCATTACAATTCTATTTCTGTATTAAATATACATAGATTAGACAGAAATAGTAATAATTAATTACCGATCTTCTCTTTCTTTCTTATCAAGAACTTCACCATATTCTTCTCTCCATTTTTCTTTATTCAATCCAACTTCAATTAATGAAGGGTAATCTTGATACTTGGGATCAGAGGTACGACAAGCAATGTTCTTAACTCTCATGCCTCTACGATCTTTAAATTTATAAACATTTAGTCTTAATTGATGAACACAAACATCCATTAATAGTGTTTCAAATCTGCTACGGCCAAGGATATTACTATTTGATCCTTTAGAAAATTCACAATAGCTTGCATAAAGCCACTTATCCCAAGACATATAAACGTTAGATGATCCTGGTTGAGAACTTTTAGCTAAACCAATTGGAGCAGTAGTATCTGGATCAAATACTAAACAATGATCCATCCAATCCATAATCTGATTTGATTTAAGGATTTGTTCTCGATGATGTTTAGCAAAGAACTTAACTTTATTATTTGTTTCCATTAGATACTCCCGCATTTCCATCTCGGTCATATCTAATAACCAATTCACCAATCCTGGAAGTAATGAAGCGAAATCACCAAATGGTGTTCCACTGTCATCCATATCAATTAAGGTGCGTTGTTCAGCTGAACTGCCAGTGAAAGGTCTATCAAAAGGAATAGTAAGACGACGACGTGCAAGCCCAGATGTAGGATCTGTCGTTTGTATTGGTTCATTTGCAGTTATCATTACCAACCCATTAAATTTAAACGGCTTTAATGAACCAGATTGAAATTTACGTTCATTCCGAATTAAATCACGACCAGTAATTGCTTTTAATACTGAGACTGAACCACCATATCTTTCAACATCATTGAACAAAAGTAATTTCTTTTTATACAAGTTAGCTGTTTCAAATCTACTCTTTTCTAAGTGATCAAGAGAAGAGATGATAGCGTTTGTATCTCCTACTAATGCATGAGCAAGGTTGGAATAAGTAGACTTACCAGACTTACCTGGACCAACAATTTCAACGAATTTCTGTATATCTGAATGACTTAATAGCACAGCACGTAACCATGCTCTAAGGACTTGTACACGTCCCCAGCTACCATCTTGTACATGTTTTAACCATTTAATAATTGGCTCACAAGAAGCTGAAGGATCATAAGCATATGGCAATTGTTGAGTCATATGCATATCTCTATCAAATGGTATTAATTCTTTTGTCTCAACTATTAAAATTCCGTTTGTAAAAAGTAGATGTTCATTACCTTCGTACCAATCATCAAATATGACACTAATTTTTAATTGCTCTAATACATCATTTACTAAATTCATACTGTACCCATTAGGTAGCAGTTCTTTCTTTAACATCTCTAATCGACCTTTTATTTCACCTCTCATTTCAGTATCAGAGAGTGCTGTCCATAATCCTTTACTCTCTACCTCATAAAGTAAGAAACAATTTTGTGCTTGACTATATCTTAAATTTCCTTGATAACTCTGAAGTAAAACACTTGCAATAATATCGGAAGAAGGATTCCTTGGCTTTTGTTCTCGACCTTTTGAATTAATTCGAGGATTACGAATCACCTTTTTGGTTGGAGCTGGAGTTGTAACTGGATCGAATTCAGTGAGCATTTTTGATACCTTGTCTAATGTTTCTTCGTCAATTTCACGATTGATTACCTTGTGATCTTCTGAAGGTCGCCAACCATTTTGTTTTGCATGATGGAACAATGAACCAAGTGTTCTTGCTCCTCCTTTGTTGAAAGTACGCCAACGATTTTGACATTCACCTTCTTTATATTTTTCAGACTGTTTAGACCATTGATCCCAATCATCTAATAGAGATTCATCTAATTGATGCAAGGACTGACCAACAGTAATCCAAATATCGTAGTCATCAGCTGCTTCTGGAGGCATAGCCCACATAGCTTCTGATGCAAGTTGCATGTCTCTTTCGAGAGCAGCTTCAGCATTAATAGCAAAGCTTGGACCTACTATTCTAGTCGTTTCCTTTGCTGGTACACCTTGTTTTACGTTTTTGTTAATGATGCAATCAAGTAACCATTCAGGAAATTCAGGTAACTTTGAGATCCATTCAAATCCTTCTTCTGGAGCTGTAAAATATCCATCCGTATCGGGATGTAAACCCATCAAAACTCCTTGATGCTTTTTCCAAAGAATTTCTAGTTTTTCTTTTGCAGTCTCTGCATGCCAGGTATATTTATTGCGAACAAAGTGTTTATGTTTTTCTCTTGGTAGACGATAGAGCTTTCTTTCCCTACCTTCTTTTCCACTAAGAATAGTTAATGTTTTAGGTAATGCCTGATCTAATTCTTTATCAGATAAACCTTCAATCAGGTTGTATACACTAGGGCCATCAACATCAACCCATACCAAACCATAAGGGTGATTAAAAACTGGACCCGATATAAGACCGATGGCTTTGCATCGCCCTGCAAGTATTTCAGCTTCAATTTCATGGAGACTACAAGGATTGTTTTGCCAACCAGAGATATATGGATCTTTATTGCCTCCTAATGGAGTAAGAGGCCAGTCAGCTGAAATGAATTCAAGTTTTACTTCGCCTGGTCTGATTGATTTTGGAGTTGAGTTAGTCATGGGATTTGATTAGGTTTGAAGGTTACTTCAAAATGCTTGTCTGGGAAGACCTCTTCACTTAATAGCTTGAATGCGTGAAGATGCATAGAAGTTGGCAAATGAAAACAATCCCCTTCCGTCGCATCTTTCATGCGATTTTGAAGGCTATTCATCCACTCACCAACGGAAACGTGTATTTCCATTGGGGTTATTTTTTTCGTGTTCTTTTATCCTAATCCGAAGAAACCAAAATAAATTGTTCAAAATATTAAGGTTCAATTTTTAAATTAGATCAGGATCGTAAACATTACAATTATCAATTTGTTTATAATATTCTTCTACAATTTTTAACCAATCTTTTTGTAGCATATCTAAATAACGTCTTGAAATTTTAAATACTTGAGTTCTTATAGGAGTTGAAACTAAGACAGCAGCCTGTTGAACTTTTATATTTAAAGTCTGTTGTATAGCTAGATCATAGGCAGCTAATTGTTTACAACATTTTTTAAATTTCATATGACCACTTAATAAATCTCTCCATTCTTTTGATCCTTTTTCAAATTGTTTAGGCCACTTTCTACTATATGGTTTTACACTTGTTTTTAAATCTGCAAGTGTAAGTTTGTTATTAGCAACGCCAATAATATCTGGTGCACCAGCCCAAGCTCTACCTTCTTTATCACAGCCCCAAACACGAGCAACATCATCAGCTCCAAGAGTAAATTTATATTTATCTAATACAGGAGATTCAGCCCAAAGAACTTCTGAAAACTGATCAAGTATTGGAGGCATACCACCCCAGTAATCCTCATACTCAGTAGGTATTTCAGGTTCTTTATTTCCTTTAAGATATTGTTCCATACCAAAATGGATGGCTGTTCCACGTTCAGCTGCTTTTTCTTTTACACCTGGATTAGCCTTAGACCACATTTCTAATTTTCTTTTATTTGCTTCTGAAGCTGTTTCTGAAATAATTGTTGTTACTGAAGGAGCTGGTCCTGTGAATAGTGGAGTTGTATAGTGCCGCTTACCATTAACAGTTATCCGAGCTGCAGTTTTATTTATATCCCGCATTAACGCAGGGTTTATCTCCTGATCTTCTTTATCACATTCGAGAATATTAGTTGAACTCATCAAGGAGATTAATCTTTGCGTTTACGCTATCGTCCTTGTCAAGTATAGGAGGAAAAATAATATTTTATCTGACAAATTTTAGAAATTAGTTATATTCAAAGAGGTAATCATTAGAGCAAAATGACTTTTTGGAATGAATATTTCGAGGAAGTATCACAAAATTTAGCAGGAAGATCTGGTAGTTTTAAACAAATTTTTAAGTATTTAGATAGTCTTAAATGTAAAGAGGTATTCATTGTAGAGACAGGCTGCTACAGAGAAGAAGACAATTATAGTGGTGATGGTTGTTCTACATTATTGTTTGACAATTATGTACAACACAGAGGTGGAAATGTTATATCAATTGATATTAATCCTAAAGCATGTGAGCTTGCCAGAAGTAATACGAGTAAGCAAGTTGAAGTTATTTGTGGTGACTCAGTAGAAGAACTTGGTTATTTAGAAGGAATGGTAGATTTACTTTACTTAGATTCATTTAACATCACAGACTGGGGAAATGATTGGGAATCATCTTCACATCATTTAAAAGAATTATTTGCAGCTAAAAATATTATCAAACCAGGAACTTTAATTGTTGTAGATGATAATTTAAGAGCAGCAGATGGCAGACTACTAGGGAAAGGTCGCCTAATTGGTGAACTAATGGAAGCATTAGATTTGAAACCTTACATAGATGAATACCAAATAGGATGGATTTGGAAAGAATAATACTTAAGTATTAATCATGAGCTGGAAAAGCAGTAAAAAAAGAATACGAAAGAATAGAGAAAAATTAATAAAGCATAAGAAAACATTATGCTGTAAAGCTTGTGGTTTAGATGATTATCGTGTCTTAGAATTTCATCATCTTGGAGATAAAGAAAACAATATTTCTCGCATGGTAGGAGTTGGCTACAGCTGGAAAAGTATTGTAAAAGAGATGGATAAATGTATTGCTTTATGTAGTAACTGTCATCGTATTGAACACTGGACAGAAGTTGAATCAGCTTGATTGAGCTATAGCAGCTTGATGTGGTGAATCAGCTTGGCTAATAAAATTTTCTTTTGAAGGTTGCTTTAATTCTTCAACGCATGCATCTTCACATTCTTGATCATTAATATCACATTCAGCAGAACAATTTAAATACTCATCTACTGGATCAGAAGTTGGTGCTGGTTCTAATTTAATTTCACCACTTTCTACTTTTTGTACAAATTCCATACGATCAAACCATCCATCTCGCTGTGCTTTACCTGCTTCATTTAAACAGAAGTCTTCCCATAAACCAGTAAAAAGTCCATGCATTGGATGATCAGGATTATCTCGTCCTGCACATTTGTACATATGATTTTGAAAAATTACTCTACGGTTATTTTCTTCTAACCATTCACGAGTTCCAAGTTGATCAGCTTTGTTTGTCATTTTCCTCAATAGCTATAAGGGAAGTATAGACGTTTTTAACTGCAGGATTTATATCAAATAAAACTTCATGTAGTTCTGCTTCAATATATTTAATAAATTCTTGTTGAGTTTTGCCTTTAAAAGGATCATAATCTAAATCTAAATCAACAGAAAAGCTTAAAGTCAAACGAGGTATTGGAATGGAATCCATTTAATTTACTAATGATATATTTACGATAGCAGTCTTTAATTTCTATGGATGGAGCAGTAGATGCTTGGCATAGTTTAAGTTGGTTTGATGGAGTCGCATTCTCAATCTGGCTTGGTATTTTGTACTATGGCAAATTGAGAATAGATCTCCATTTTGAACGTAAGCGTAAGAAATAATTACTCAGCTGGTTTCTCAGCAATTAATTTAGCTTTCCACGCATTTTTTACGTCTGTGGTCCAAGCTGCTGTGCAAATGCTTTTTACTTCGTCTGCAATATCAGTTGTACCATCTGGTTCTTTTGATAAAGGATTATCAACAAGATTATCAGATGCATCAAGAGTACCTGGATCAAGTACAAATCTATGAAATGAACGAGTTAGTTCAACACCATCTTTTTTGATGACTGTTGCTTTTCTAACTTGTACATGTTTGTATTGTCCTACGACTTCTATTTTGTCGTATTCAATTGTTTCAGTTAATGCCATTAGGAAAATCCCTCCGAATTAAACAGGTTTAGGCATTCAGTATTTTATTCGTACTACATTTAGATATCTAAGCAGCCATATAAGTCGCAGAACCATAAAGATAATTATCACCACTACCAGCTGCAAAATCACTTCCTTGAACTTGAGTTGATACAGTACTATTTGTTGCTTGTTTATACCAGTAGATAGTAGTACCTCCAGAAATTAATCCCCTAAAATTAGGCATATCAGTATTCCATTCTCTTACAAAAGAAAAAGATAGACCAAATCGAGAGCTACTGTGATCTAAACAAGAAAAAGGAAGACCAGTTAAAGTAAAATTACCGCTAGGAGAATTAATAGCAGTAGTATAAAATGTCCAAGTAATATTAACTATTCTACCTACTCTTGTAAAATGTCCACTAGCTACGACAGTTGCTGACCCTGAAGTTTCAAAATTTGCTACAGGAGTCCAAGTCCCTTCTTCGTAGTGATCTAAAACTTCTCCAGGTGAGGCATCTGTTGTAGCTCCTGTAGCAGAAGTACCAGTTTGAGCACTAAAGTCAATACCTTTACCAGCAGGTGCTTTTAAATTTCCATCAGTAGTTAGTTCCCATGTTCTATTAACACCTGCAGCAGCATCACTCACTTTGAAAGTTTGTCTTCCATTACCAGACTGCACATACATAGCACTGCCAGTGGCATAAAGTCGTCCACCAGATGCAGAATCAGAACTATTTACATGAATCGTTCCATCACTTGTTATACGAAATCTTTCACTACTACCAGTAGCAAAACGAAGTTCACTACCTCTTATACCAAAACCTGCTAAAGTATCAGCTTCATCATTAGTTGCTTGGAAACCAGCAAGATTACCAATTTCTCCAATACTACCGCTATATAAAATATTTTTATCTTCTCCACAATGAATATGGAAAAATGCTGAAGGTGCAACCGTTCCATCACCTGTTCCTATAGCAACTCCAGTAGAAGTTATTTCCATTTTTTGAGCAACAGCTTGTGTTCCTGTGCCAGCAGCAAATCTTAAACTGGTACCTCTAAGTCCTAGATGCGTTATTAAATGACTATCATTAATAGGAACTATACAAGGAACAGAACCTACTTCTCCTTGATCACCACTATAGACAATATGTTTATCTGTATCAAGTTTTACATGGAATGGAGCTTGTGGACTTGTTGTACCTATACCTACTTTTCCGTCTGACTTTATATACATACGTGTATTGGAACCAGCACGAAGTAAAAGATTGTCACCATTTGCTCCAACCATTACTCCAGTATCAGTTGTGGTGTTATCTCTTATTTGAATCCAGGCATTTGCATCATCAGATTTAAACAGAGCAGTTACGTCTGTACCTGATACTGCTTCAACAGATAATCTATAATCTGGACTTGTTATACCAATACCTACGTTCCCAGTACTACCTTGTACTGTCATTAATGTTGAATCATTTACCTGTAAAAAAACATCTCTATTAACACTACCCGCATTTAATTTTAAATCATTTCCTGTTTTAGAACGTAATTCGTTTAAACATTCAATAGTTCCTTCTACGTCTAATGTTTCACTAGGACTTGTTGTACCTATACCTACCAGGCCATCTGATGTAATACGAACATGTTCTTCATTGTTAGTAGTGGAATTTGAAGTTGATAATGTTAAATATGTTGTTATTCCATTTACTCCTGAATACATTCTTAACCCACCAACAACTCCCACCCCTGCACCAGATGGGTCTTGCTTTTCAAATTCAAAACCACCTATTAATTGATCAGTGTTTAAGCTCGTGTCAGTATTTTCTAGGCGTATTACTGCTGTATCTGCTCCTGCTAAATGCAGTAATGTATCTGGACTTGTTGTACCAATACCTACATTTCCAGATTCCCTAATAGTCATACGAGTAGAAGGATTACTTCCACTTTCTGACGTACCAAAGAAGATTATTCCATCATCTTTATTAGTAGTATCTAAACCTGAACGAAAACCTAATATTGTAACTTCATTATCATTCCAAAAACCACTAACACCTCCTAAGAAATCATCATCTCCAGTAGCTGCATTTCCTATTTTGACTTTATATCCCGATGTGTCAGATGATTTAAGACGTAGATGCCCATCAGTTATATGTATTTTTTCACTAGGATTTGTTGTACCGATACCTATCTTTCCATCAAATTTTATATGAAAATTTGTTGCTCCTTTATTTTTTACAGCAAAATATGATTGGTTATTTGAAGCATTAGTAGGATCGTTATCAATAACAAATGCATTAACAGTTCGATCTAGAATTATGTCACCGTAACCACTATTACCTGTATGCTGGAATCTTACTGTTGTATCTGTTCCACTTGGAGATTTAGTTAAAATTCTTGTACCATTAACAGTTAATAATTCAGCAGAATTAATTCCTAAAGATATAGTATTAGCTGCTGACAAATACATCCCATTAGCTGGAGCACTGGATGTCCCTGTAAAATTTAATGCTTGAACTAAATCACTAATTAATTGGGCTTTTGTTTGTGACATTCTTTCCCACGAATACTGGCGATAGTATTATTTTAACGCCAGCATTTTTAGGAATAACTATTATTTATCAATCATTTTTTCAAGAGCATGGACTTGGTTCTGTCTGTAATAAGCCAAGCGTTCCTGGATCAGGTTGTAATAATTGATCGCACCATCAACCATTTCTTGTGCCTCCATGCTTCCTGCTAAATTTTCATTAGCAAGCATTGCAGCTGTTAAAACAGTAACACCCCATTCAATTTTGCTACCAATTAAAGCCTCCAGAGGAGTCCCTTCCTGAGTAAACCCAGCGAGCAAATTGTATAGATTAGCTGGATCTTTCTCCATGAACTCCTCTATTCTTTTTTCTATTCTATAAGAATTTATCCTTCTGTCTTTTGCATCCAGTACCAATAGCAATGCTTCGCATTCTGATGAAACCGTTTTCCTTGAAGTAATTTAAACTTCTTTTCTTCTAGTTCGTGCATTTTATCTTCGTTATAAGGGAGAGGTTCTCCATTATCACAAAGCATTGCCATCTCTAATTCGTTCAGTTCCATCTGGACTGTGTAGTCTTCAAGGTTATGTTGATGACAGCACATCCATGTATGGGCATCTTCAAGATTCTTCGGTGGTTGAAGCTTCAGGAAAAAGCTGTCGGGAATGCTCGGATGTTTCCAGTTCCAATTTGCCATTTCCGTGTGCTCGTCTACGGAGTATTGCGATGGTGGGGTATACGTAAACTCCTTCGGGGAGTCGTTCGTTACTTTTGTTTGCGTTGCGGAGGGCATCTTTGTTGGGAATAATTTTGACTTGAGATTTGGTTGAAGTACTTTCGTCAAGCACATCACCTTGTATAGAACGTACCACGGTTTTTGTAGTAGTTACAACTTCTGTTTTGGTTAAAAACTTTTGTTGTTGTTCTTGTGTCCAATCTTCAGGATTAGAATCTATTCTGATACTAGAAGTTGATTTCTTACTAAGAAGAAATTTATATTTATTCCCAGTTAAACTATTTTTCCCAACAGGTAACATTCGACCTATATATCTAAGTAATCCTTCAAGACGATCTATTTTGTTTTGATAAGATTTCTTAGCAGTCTTAAGAAGTTCTTCTTCTTTCTTTACTCTTTCTAAACAATCTTCATTGTTTACAAGATAAGAATAGATCATGTCTACTCTTGCAGATTTCTCATTAATCGCTAACTCTAATTCTTCTGTTATCTTCTTTTCCTCTTCAGGAGTTAATAAAGATTTATCAGAAGAAAGTAAAGCTCTTTCATGATTGAGAACCTGGAGGAGATCCATCTTAGATAGATCCATTGAATTGTTTTGTGTCATTTAAAAATGGAGTTGAGTTGATTAGTTTTACATCATTTCGGATGGAGGCTACTCCTCAAAGTATTTATTTAAAACTTCCAAGCGATCATGATGAGTAGAAATAATATCTAACTGATCATGAACAGCTGATAAGACATCAGAGTGTTCTCCAATACCTGTAGGGTTTTTTAAATAAATTTCAACATTAGCTTTGGCTTTTTGTATGTGACCTTCAGCATGTGCTTTGGCTGCATCAATAATTGTTCGTCTCATTCTTAATCATTAGCTACTACTATCTTAATCTTTCTTGCATCGAAATAAATTTTGAAGTAGTCTTCTTAAACATGATTAGATTTGAATTGAATGAAAAATAAACCAGTACGACATCAAATTAAATCGAGTTGGTACTATCTATTTTGGGCAATCATGACAGCAGCTGTTGTTACTGGCCAGTTATATGTTGGGACTAGTTATAAAGCAATGTCAAATAGTATTGAAAGATTAATTAATAATGGAATCATTATTAGATAAATAAATCATACTCTTCATCTCTGATTTTTAATTTTGCATGTTTCTTAGCTTTCTTATAAATAGATCTGCCAAGTTTATAACTTGCGAAACTAATTGCAGCAATAGTGACAGGATTACCAATAGCAGTAAACACACCTGCGCCCATTAATGCCAGAGGACCGAACTTGTTAATCATTAGATGTGATCCTGGATGCATGTAGAATAGAAAAAGAAGGAGGTCTTATGGAAAAAAGTCGTGAAAACAAGATTGATTTCTTAGAGTATCAAATACCTTTAGAAGACCAATTTGTCTTTGAAAGACTTAAGAGAAGCGTTGAAGGTTCTGAGAATGTAGAAGCTATAAAAATGATGGCAATCTATTTCGCACAGATTGCCACCCAACGTAATGCAATTATAAAGGGACTAATTAAAGATCTAATTAGCCCCGATAATATAATCCTTAAATCATAAGGAAGTATCTTCACCAGTAGGAAGTGTTTTAACTTCTACTTCAGTAGTAGTTGTATCATCTTCAGATCCTTTAGGAAGAATACGAAGACCTTCTTTAATACCGTAAGCACCACCTAGTTTCTTAGCATCTTGCATTGAATGCTGATTGATATAATCCTGATACCAAGGATCATCAAGCTTGCCCCATACTTTAGCTCTATCTTCATCTGGAATAGTCAGACTATGTAGAGATTCAAGTGCAGCTTCTTGAGTGCTGTAATCAGGAACATCAAAGCCTTCGATAGCACAGATTTCAACGTTATTATTACCTCTCATGTCTGAAGCAAGAGTAGGAATAAAGACTGTTGTTGAATGAAATCTCTCATTAAATTTAAGAGGGACTTCTGTACTTAATGCTTTAGATAAACACTTGCTCATTTCTTTTTCAAAGAGACGAACTTTATCTGCCATATCTGTTCCATTTAATCCTTTTAATGTAAGGACAATAGGAATCTTATGTGCAGGAGTATTATCTGATTTAAGAATGTTAACCAAGTATTTGGTTCTTACACCGTACTTGCGTTTGTACATTTCATTCTTAGATGAGGCAAGCTCTGATGCAGCTTTATCATCATCGAATTTTGCTTTAACAATAGGATCATCAAAACATCCAATTGTTGTTCTTAATCCAAATGTTTCTTCTACCATTAAAGGAGAACGCATTAGGATTTGTACTCTTGGTTGAGTAAAGTTTAAACCTTCTTCAACAGAAGTATGTGGTGGCATACCAAAGGTTTGTTTATAGTCCCAAGCAACAGAGCCTTTATCAAAGTCAGATGCTTCAGCTGTCCAACCGCAAGTATCAAGATCTGATTTACGAATAAACCAACCTCTTTGTTTTGATTTGTTTAGGGGCTGAATTGTGACAAAAGATTGAAGTCCATCAACAAATTCTTTTTCCTTAAACATAAGGAAAGAATCAATGGATCTTTTAGAAAGAGCAGATTGTTTCTTAGTAGGACTCATAGAAATAGTCATAGAAATAAGCAGGGTTAAAAACTAGGTCTTACACCAGCACTGGTGGGAACTGGATGCCTAGAAAAGTTAGAAAGGATCAGTTTCTGATACAGCTTCTACAGGAGTTTCTTGATTCATGATTGGAGATGGATTTGGATTTGGAGCTATACTCCATTCTGGTCCATCAGTTGCAGGACTGGAATCACTTGTTACAGTTCTCAATTTAGTTGTGTCAGTTTTCTGACTTGCGTTGTTATTAAAAGGTTCTAACTTACTACTGAGAGTTATACCTTGTTTATCAGCAATTAAAAGTAGACTTGAGAACCGATCTTCTTGAGTAGCTTTATCTTTCCAAGTTTCAGTAACGAGTGATCCTCTTATGGTTGCACCTATATTCTTTTTATTTAGGAAGTTCATTATGTGTTCTGCATAATTAATTCCTTTGTACTTATTATTAGTATTATAGTTAGCCTTAAAAGTATAGAAAGCAGGAGAATCTACCTTATTCCATACAGCTAATCTTTGTTTAGCACTCATAAAACCAGAGGAATGATGTAAACAATCTTTTTCAGTTAAATCATTTACACAACGACCAGCAAGAGTAAAGGAATTAAATTCTTCTCCATCATTAAAGCCTTGAGGTACAAGGATTACATTGCCTTGTTGTAACCATTTGTTTTGTACTTTTGTTTCTTTATTATAAGAAAAGTAAAGTTGTGTACCTTCTACAAAGATCCTATGACCTTTCTTAACAGACTTAAGTTTGTCTTTAGCAGGTCCCCAAATTCTTAATTCAAGTTGGGTAGGAACATACTTTCCATATCTAGGAGCAGGGATTTCTATTTGACAGAAAACACCTGGTACTTCTCTGCCTGTTTCTCTTGCATCTTCAAGAGCAACAGCAGTTAGAGTTGCATAATTCATAAGTTGAATTGAACAGTAAGTGAATAATAGTTTAACGTCATTTCGGACAAAAGTTAATGGGTTTCAGCCCAGTTTTTACCAAGCTTATAATCCCCTTCAATTTTACATTTAAAATTAAAGAACTCTCCAGCTTGGATAAAGGATTTCATAACCTCTTTATATATAGATTCCTTATGTTGTTTTGCACATGTAAGTTGTACTTCGTCATGGATCATTAGCAGTTGTTCCCATCCATCTCCATAAGGTAACTTTAGATTTTGTTGTATATTGTTGTGAATGTTTACAACTACTTGTTTCATAATGATTGAACCAGCTGATTGTAATAAAACATTAAGAGCTTTATAGTCTTCTCGACAATAAAGAACACGACGATCTAAACCTACTAAGTAACCACGAGTAGCTAAAGTATCTTTAATTTTTTCTCTTAATTTTTTTAGTGCAGGCAAGCTATTCATAAAGTTATCAATCCTTGTTCTACCAATCTGTTTCAGTTTTTGTTCATTAGTTTCAGAAGAATCAAATATCTTTCCAGCTTTAAGATCTCCGCTTCCATAAAGTATTCCATAAAGAAGAGTTTTAGCTTTATCTTTTTCATTTACACCAAACTTTTGCATGTTGTATTCATGAATATTTTCAAAGCCAACTTTCTTTGGATTAACAACAATGTCTGCATATTCACCACCATCCCAGATAGCTAAGTATCCAGCAAGGCAACGAACTTCTAAACCTTTAGCATCAAACCCCATCATTTCCCAATCATATGGGGCATGAAATAAACTTCTGCACTCATTACCATAGGGACTTTTAACTTTTGGAACCTGGCTACAGTTGGGATTTCGATGTGAACATCGACCTGTAATTGTTCCATTAGTTATAACATCACCATGGATACGACTATTAGAATTGTCTACTAATTTTAGCCAAGCATTATTACCATCAGCTATTTGGCCTAGTCGTTTCTTTAATAATTGATACTCAGCTAAGGCTTTAGCTTCTGGGAAATCGAGGTTTTCAAGGACTGTATCGTCAAGTTTTGGATTACCTTTCTCAGTTCTTCCTTCTGGAACCCATTGGTACTTTGCTTGTAAGCGTTCAATAATTTGTTTACGTGATCCTGGGTTGAAATGTTCATAAGTTATTTTCTCAAATGGAACACCCTTCTGATAACCACGCTTTTGATTGTTTACTTTAGGAGTAAAAAATTCAGAGCGTTTTATAGGAGGAAATAATTCAATTAAATGTTTCTCAAGTTTTTCTTTCTTTGCTCTGAGTACATCCACAAGATCAAGACATCTATCCACATCGAATGGAACTCCTGATCTAATTTGTCTGTTAATTGCTGTAGCAAACTCATGCTCAAGAGATAAGGCTGCTTGAGAATAGTTCTGTTTAATAATGTGTTGCCACAATTTTTCAGTAACCCGAACATCTTGGATGCAATAGTCGAGCATCTCTTGGGAGTACTCGGAGAAATCGTTAAACTCAATCTTTTCATCTGAGAGCCTGTAGCCCCAGGACTTGAGTGAGTGAGCACCTTTGTATTTCGGTGGAACTTGCGAATAGAATTCTTCATCTCTAGCAAATCGAATTTCTTTAGGCCAAATCAAACGACTACAAATAAGCGTGTCAATGATTCGAGCTTTAAAAGTTACTGAAAATAATTTATTTAAAACAGGTATGTCATAAAAAAGAATGTTGTGACCGATTAAAACATCAGCGGTGTCCAGATGACTAATAGCGTTATCAATAGCATCAGGGCCATAGCTGAAAGTGTTTCCTGATTGAAGGTCATAAATAACCAAGCAATGGATTTTTGAAACGTCATCATAAAGTCCATCAGACTCTAAATCAAATATAAGCCAAGATTCATTTTCTGAATCTGCCGTAGTCTTGAATTGAGAAGTCTTCACGTTTAAGCTTTGGGTCATTTTCCTTAATCCAATTCAAGAATTTTTGCATCTGAGTTCGATGCGGGTTATGAAAAAGTTTAGAAACATTAGAAGGTGAATCAAGTGGAACTAAACTAAATTTGTCTTTTTCTACTCGTATTCCATACGGAAGTCCCTTCTTCCAACAGGCAATTACGTAAGACATTGTTGTTTTCTTCATGGAAGATTTCGCATAAATACTAATACAATTTTTATTAAATTCAACTAACTAATAGCAGTTGATTTGTGTTCTGCTTTGATTATGGTTGAAAGAGAAACTTGATAAATAGTGGACCATTCCTTACGAGATAGCATATATTTATTTCGTTTTATTAATTCAGATTGATACTGATTTAATGCTTCTTTTGGACCTGTCCTTATAGTTGTAGTGAGATACCTTTCAATTGTTCTAAACTTTGCTTTACAATCTAAACATTTACAATATCTTTTAGTAAATTCTCCACGACCTTCAGTTGTACCAACTCTTGTGTTGGTTGATTTACATTCAGGACATTGCATTTTGATTTGTTAATGAATTGTTAAATTTGTATTCTTTGTTACAAGCTGAACTACAAAGATCCCTTCTATGGAATACTATTAATTCAGTAACAAAGGCTACCAAATGACTTGTAAATTAACTTACAGAGGTATCGCCTATATCAAGAAAGATACAGGCAGATACTTGAAAGACACTCCAGCTAATAGAGAAATTCTATTAGATGCAAAGCGATTTGCCGCTAAGAAGAAGCCTCTTGCGGTTGTTTAGGAACAGGAATTTTATCTAGTTCCAATTGATCAAGTGCATAAAGTATTGTTTGTGCACCTGCAAATCCAAAAGAATCACAGATAGCATCCTCCCGTTTTTCTTTCGATTGAAGATAGAAATTCAGGAGGAGTTCTTCTGCTTTCTTGAAATTTAAGCGATCACCTGTTAGTTGTTCGATATATTCTGCTGGCATTGTTTTAACAATTTGAACAGATATTTCATCTATAACTAAAGGCCAAGTATGTTCTGGAATTAAATCCATTGTTTCTTTGACAAGACCGCTATCAATAATTTTCTGTTTAGACATACAAGGTTTACGTAACTTCACACTTAAGTTTACGCAGGTTGAGTTTGTGCGTCTATAGCATGTTCCATTAAACCTTGTTCTTTAAGCTTATCTATCATTTTGCTCATAACGATTGCATGCTTCTGAGTTTGTTTCATGTACCACTGAACACGATCAGCTTCCATGATATGTTCTGAACCATTTGGCTCAACATATTTCCAACTTCCATCAGGTTGAGGATCACCTTGAAGAGCTAAACTTTCACTGTTACGTGTATAACGTAGCTCAAGATTATGATGATCTTGTAGACCATCTTCTGATACCCAAGTAGCACCTATATGATAACGTTTATCGCTATCACTAAATGCATGGAACTGAGGGATAATTGCTTTTGCAGCTTGAATAATTTGCATAGTCGTAATAAAAGTGAACAGAGTTGAATTGTGCATAAAAAGCACACTAGGACTTACACATTAAGATGCCTAGTGAAAGATTTCAAGTAATGTTAATGACTATAAATAACCAGCTAATTCACAACCTGGCTCATCAAAAAACCAAGAGATATTTATGTCTTCAAACTTTTCTCTTAGAGCAGAACAAATATATTCTGGCGGTCCCCAAGGAGTTTCAAAAGTATAAATTATCTGGTGGTCATCCCAATCTTGAATCTCTATGTCTTTGGTATCAAGATCCCATTTGATACCCCAGTTATTAATCCTCCAGTTGTACCATCTTTCATCTGGACGACCTGTAGATTTAAATCTAGGAGTACCCCATTTTTCATCAGGATCTGGTGGGACTGGAAGCTCACCTTTCTTTGCGATTGGATTATCAGCAGTATCTTTTAGATCTGTTTCTGCTGGGGTATTAAGCCAATCTGGTTCAGGAATAATTTGATGAAATGGACGTTCAGATTCAAAGATAGATTTAATTTGTTTTAAATCTTCTGAATTATCAGAGTATATTTCAACTCTGTTATGGCACCAATTAGGCATTTACTTTTTCCTCCTTTTCTTGAAGGTCATCGTATTCTTGTCCAGCTTTAGCTGAGACTTCCTCATACTTTTTCCAGTTCTTCTTTAACTCTTCCTTGGCTTTATCTATATCTTGTTGTAATAAAGCAATGGCACAACATTCATTGATTTGAAGAGTATCTAAATCTTCTGAGACAGAGCCATGTCTATGGATCCAATACTCATCACAATAACCTGTAGTTGTATGAAGAGTATCGTGAACATTTAGACCTTTCTCTTTCTCATCTTGAAGAGTGTAAGCAACATCATATCCTTTATTTTCTAAAGTATATGAAGCAAAATACCAATCATTTATGGTATGAAGTTTCTTAGAAATTTGCTGCTTCCAATCTTTAATTTCAGCAAAGATATTCCTTCGATCAGAAAGAATTTTCTTAACTTTTGGTTGAGCATCAATCCAGTTGGATCGTTTCATTGAAGTAGATTCTGGCATGAGATTAATTAGATTTGGTTTGAGATTTTGTTTTATCCTGCTTTGGATGAAGGATAAAATTCTTAGCACGATTAGCTTCTCTTAAAGACTCTTTAAGAATAGATGGATCTCTGCGTAAACATTTGATCCATGACTGTAAATAGTTTGCATGATTTCTTGTATCTGAATTAATTTGTAACTCATCTGAAATCAAGAAGGCAGCTAGTTCAGCTACTAATTCTTCTTCTGCATAACTAGTTAAGCCATATTTTCCTGACATAGGACGCTTTAAACGTTTTTCATGTCCAGTTGAGTGAGCTAATTCATGTGCCCAGGTGGAGTACAAGGCATGAGCAGAATGGAACTTCTTACGCTCAGGCATTGTGACTATATCTAAAGAAGGAGTGTAATAAGCCCTTTCACCAGCCCATTGGGTTTCTAACCTTTCTTGACGGTGGTATGCAGCGAATAACTTTTCGCATTTTTCCATCCGTTCAGGTTCAGGTCTTGGTTGTTCAGCTTCTCCTTGATGTCTAGCAATAACTTCATTTTTATCTTCTCCTTCTATGTCTTTGACATTAAAGATAGGAGAGAAATAAAAGTTGCCAATTCTAGACTCTTTAACCTTTTCACCAAAGGAATTTTCTACATCAACTTGATACATTGATGGAACACATATGTAACAAGCCTTTGATCCTTTACGGATACGCCAACCTTTAGATTTAATTTGACCGCCTCCAGCCCATAAGGGTAGAGGATAACCTCTAGCTATTTGATAGAAGGATAATAATGCAGGATTTTGTCCTGTATAAATGTGATGACTAAGGATGTTTTGTTGTTTACCTCCATTAGTACAATCCCATTCTTTTCTCCAAGGTTGTCTACCTGATTCCATTAAGGTAATTAGTTCTTCAACTAATTTTTCTTCTGGAGTAGGTTTATTGCCTTTGGATTTTGAGCGAGTTTTTGTTGTCATTTGAATTGAGCTTGATTTGTTTTTGAAGTTTTAATGCGGCAGCTTCTGCATCTGATCGTAGGGGATATAAAGTCCCCCACCAAACAGTTTTGCCATCGTAATACCAAGGTTTAAATTCATAAACTAAACCTTGTATGACAGGTTCAACGCCACATTTATCTGGATATAGATCACTAGATCTATAGGCGTGAAATTCCATAGATTAATAATCTTCTGGATAAAGAACCGTTGTATTACACATATCAGGATTCTTAGGATCATTACCATAACCTTCAGTAATAACCCAAAGAGTTTTACCTTCGTGTGCTTTCTTATAAACAGAATGGATTCTTCCTCCATTCTTTTGTTCAAGACTTGATTGATTTAATTGAGCATCTTCATCACATAAGTCACCCCAATCATTAGTGAAGTGACGTATGAGAAGACGACCAACTATATTTGGAGGTACTGTTCTATCTACTTGAGCAGTAGAAACTAAAGTACCAAAAGAGTTGTGAATCATAGAGAAGGGTTTCGTTGAGCTGCAGTTAAACTTGGATGACCATCATGGGACCAATAGACTTCAGATTCATAAATGTCTCTGGCTATGTCCATGCGTTCATCTTCTGTGAGATTGGGATGATCTTCACAGACAATTTCCCAGATGCGTTCTTTCGCTTCCTGGCTTAGTGGATCACTCATGAGTTACCTCCTAAGTAGTAGTTAATTAACAATAAGATCCCAATGATGGAAGAAGATTCCATGAAAGCTCTTAAAGCATTCATTTACCTAAAGCCTGTTTAGATAAGTATTGATTAAATAGATCTGCATCCCATTGGTTTCTAAGTTTGATTGACAAACCTAGATAAGCCATCTTCTCATTACCCATAGGAAGGCTATTAGCATGATGGCAAAGATGATCTTCTAACATTTTAAATTCTCGTTCATTCAAAAGGAATAAACGAGTGGAACCATCTTCAAGATTCATTAGCACTTCTCCTTATTAATAAGTAATTTGGCATGATATTCTGCAACAGATTTCATACCAGTAAAGAAACTAGAAGCAATATCTTTTTCAGCTGCTAGATGTTCTTGGTATTCACGTCGAATTGTTTCATTATCAAAGGCACTGCCTTCAGCATATTTACCAAAGACATCTTTGAATTCATTAACAATTCTAACTTTTCTATCAGGATCTGATTTCTTCCAGAAATTTAGCAAGGCTGATTCAGATGAACCAGTTCCATACTTTTCAAAACACCAGATAGCAAAAGGCGTGGTGTATTTTTCGGTGATAGATGTCACCTCATTTGAGTTAGTCATAAGCTGAATAAAGTAAATAAAAACTTGGGACTTACACCAAAGGATGCCCAATAGATCAACGATTCTTGATAATATCTATAATATTTGTTCCATAAATTTCATCTCTTGGGATGATTGGTAACATTGGAGGAGTATTAGGAGACATAAACTTTTTAACTGCTTTACCTTTCTTCCAATCGTTAAAGCACTTAATCTGTGAATTCAATTGGATCTGAGCAGCAAAACCACCATTACCTCTTCTTCTGAAAGAAGGATTACTTAATTGATTCCTAAAGGAAAGAATTGAAGATTCAGCAGGTAGGTTTGCACCAGTAGAAAGAAGAGTAAAGTATTCCATTATTTCTTCTACACGCCATTCATAATCATCCGCTATTAGTGAGAATGTTAAAGCCGCACTCTTACTAAAGCATTTGAATTGCTTATGGCATTTAGTTAGAAATGGAAAGAATGTCTCAATAATTTCCTGTTTCGTATTCCAATATCTAACAATCTTGGCATGGTTAGGACCATTGGCAGATCCCCATCTAACTCTTGGGTTCTCTGTATAAGAGATATACATCTTAATTGCTGCAGCTAACGTATTGTGATTTGCTGCACATCCTGAAAGAGTGAGCATATCACCAGCAGTACGAGTTGCACCAATATCAATAACTCCAAAGGTAGATGGATCACAGTTAGTACCAAGAAGGATACGAACTGCTTTTCTAGCTTTAACTATGGCTGCCAAACGATGTTGTCCATCTAGCAGATTTCCTTCTGGATCTAAAGCAATACCTTGATTAGTAATTTTCCAGTCACCCGCTTCAATTGAACGGGTATACATCATTAGTTTTGATGTACGAATCTTACGATTCTTATTGTTATTTTGTGTTAAGATTTTTTCTGCCCATTCGGGAGTCATTAACACAACTTCAAAGTGTGGATCAGGCATGATTTGAATTGCGATTGAATGTAATAAACAGTTTAAAGTCTTGCTTATTACTGGACTCGTAACTTAAAAGATTTTAATGTTACGTTTAGACACGCCTGTTCCGTCTAGTGCAATAGATGCACGAACACCAGACTTTCTACCATTCAGTGTTAGACGCAGCGGTCCAAGTTTCAATGACTTGGACGCTGATTGCGGTCCTCTTTCTGTGACATTAACTCCGAAGATTGTTTTATCGAAGTTGATGAAGGATCGTTTCCTTTTTGCCATTGAGTTTTAGTTGATTTGGTTTTAATAGTGTAGCTCCGAGGCCGCCACTGTGGATCATTGTACTCGTTCACTTTTAACCTTCTGATGTGTTTGAGTTTAAGATTTAAGTTACAAAAGAATTCTGTATTCTTTTTACATAACGAGACTAAATGTTCCATTTCGACTAATTCAATTAAGCAAGTAAGTTCTTCCTGATTTAAATTAGTCATAAAGATTTAATCCTCAATGTTACCTTGTATCCTTGGACCAAATGTACGATCTATATGTTTATAAATCACACGATCTACATGTTGATGACGAAGCCCATTTGTTTCATCTTGAACTTCAAGAAAAACACGATCAGCTTCTTCTAAGGAGTTACAAGGAATATAGCCTCGCCTAATTTCGTAAACGTTGATTCTCCAAGGACCTTTATCTTCTTTACTGTTTTGATACCAATTACTTAGGTAATCATGCTCATACCAGGTACTATCTTTCATAATGGATGATTAGGATGTGAATTATTAATAAGTAGTCTTATTAATAAATAACAAATGAAAATAGAACATGCAACGAAAATGTAACTCATAGTTTTAATTGATTATCAAAAGCCATAGTAGATACATTTCCAGTTGCTTTACCTTTAACCCAATAAATCCATTGAGACATTCCTCTATCTACTTTTACAATTTTGTAGGGTTTACCATGAATAAGGCTTGAGCCTTGATTGGTTGTTGCTGTAACAATGTCACCTACTTTAAACTTAGGTGCATCATCGGTGATGCCTATACCTTTTAATTCAGTATTATCCATTAGCTATGCACCGCAAGATGTTCTTTCGATGCTTTGCTATGCATTTCATCTAAGGTAATAGGTGGTTCACCAACTAAACCCAATTCTTCATCAGTTGGATCAGGCCATGGGTCCCATTCCTTTTTAATCGCTTCAGTTATTACTTCATCACGATCCATTGAGAATGTAAGAACTCCAAGGTCTTCTAAGTATTCAGAAGCTCGATCTTCATCTTGTTGAGTACAATATTTGAGCGCATTATTTATACGTTCTACATCAGCATCATTCTTTTGCTTTTGCCATACATGATCAGTAAGGAGCAAAGCTTCTCTAAAGTATTCATCCTTTAGGTCAGGATCTGGAATGCCATGTGAAATAGTCGTTAACTTTTTAGATAACGCTATACATAATTCTTTCCAGGCAGATTCAGATGTAAGTGATGTCATAGGTAGGTAATAGAAATTACTTGGTTGTGGCTGTTAATCGGGGGTGTGGGGGAGATTATTTACTCCCCTTTAATACACCCCATTTAATTCCTTTGCTTGAAAAATCTTTCCATTCTTTACGAATGTAATCAATTGCTACAAGTGTTAGAACAATAATAGCTGTGATGATGTGTTCATCAATCAGAGTTTTCTTAGACATCATGAGTTGCTCGGATAACGAGTACCAAAATTAATACCAATCCATTCTTGAATAGCTTGAGAACTAAGCTGTTCAATAGGAATATGATCATGCTTAGAGATAATCTCTAATTTGTCGTGGATTTCTTTTGGTACGACTACATTTTCGATCTTTAAATAATGATTCATGTCCAGTCTGAAGGTTCAGTCTCATACATCTCATCATTATTTTGCATCCAGTCAGGCAACATGTCATCTGTTACCTCTTGGTTGAAGTAACAATTCGTTTGCTCTGCTTGGATTTTCATTCGTTCCTCATATTTGTCTGCTTCATGGTCAAGAATGTCCATGTTGGCATCGACAAGGAACTGGGGATCTTCCTTACCTTTATTGGAATAACAAACATAATCCTCAAGGTTATGTTCTGGGAAATCAATCTTATAGTTATCAAGATTCTTTACACCAGGAGGAAGTGGTTCTTGCCAATACCAATCTTTTGGTTTCGGATGATCAGTGTGATACTCATCATCATGATTAATAGTCATAAGTTCTCCTGTTGGTTTTTAAGCCACTTAAAGTAAGTGCTTCTTGTAGCACCTGCTTTCCCATACTTAAGGATAGAATCCTTTTTGCTGGAATTCGGCTTGCGAATCTTTGAAGCTTTCTTTGGACGTGGCATGTTTAAACAGCTCGACTGGGACTTACGCAAGATTAACTTGCAGCCCAGTCTTTCTAAAGTTTATAGAGAATAATTACAGGTAAAATGGGTATATAGATTTGTATAAAACGTGTGTTACTTCAGAGACTTGCAGGAACGACTCAAGGGATGAGTCCTATTACTAGTCTTAGAGATAGAAGATTAGTACCAAACAAATTTAGATATGTTCAGGACTTAATCCTTCCTGAAGCAGGAGGCACACGTTTAAGTAAGACAATCAATACACCAGAAGGTCCAATGATTGTTTCCATAGATCATCATCAATCTATGGGTCTTGATCGAGGTATTCCTGAAGGTATAGCTTCAGATCTTCAAGACGTGTTTAGAAGAGATAGACATGCTTTAGTTACTGCTAATCAACCTTTGCTTAATGAAATTCAAGCTAAAGGTACAGGGGTTTCTGGTTTAGGAACTCTATCTTTTGGTTGGGACACAGAAGCAATGGGTCGTCAAGGATATGACCATTTACATGCACCTAGAAAGGGCATGGGTGCAGGTACAAGTCGAGGCTTATTAAACCAAGTTAAAGAGGTTTATCAAGATGACTTAATACCACAAATGGTTGCAATGAATCCTGGTCAAACCATACTTCTAAGTAATGAACCAACCAGTTTACAAAGAGCTTCTCTTTACCAAAGAGCAGGTTTAATGGGAGGATTAGATCCAATTGGTATGCAGTATTCAATGGTGCAACCAACTGGTCAAATACAACCTATTCAACTCTTTGGAGGTCATTTACCTACTGCGATGACTATTCCAGCAGCACAAGATATGGTACGTAAAGCCAAGCTATACAGTGAAGTTCCAGGACAAGAGGCTAAAGTCAAGAGCTTATATCAGAGAGCTGCTGCTTTAGGTTGGACTCCTTGAACTTGAGGCATAGATAAACTTGTTACTGTTACATACATCATCTCTGGTAGTTTCTCTGGATAAAAGTCTGCTAATACAGGACATAACCAGATGAAACTCTCTTCTGGTTGTAGGAAGTCTTCTAACTGTAGGTAATCAAGACAATGATAAATAGATCCACCAAGTTCATCTTTAGGTAGATGACACTTGAGTCTTAAATCATAATCTGTTTCGTATTCTTCAGTAGAGAATTCAACTTTGATCAATCCATCTTGAATCTTCTTAATATGTTCTTCACCATACTTCTGTTTAAGTAAGGCATTTACTAGCTTTGTTGCTGAGTGCAATAGTGGTTCATCTTCTATGCAACTTCCATTAGGAAACTCATAGTCGAAGCACCAAAGTTTCTGGTCATCTTGTCCTAATTGATTCTGGATGTAATGACAGGTGATTGTAAACATAGAGTTGAGTTGAGGTTAATAATGGGACTTACATAGATGTTATGGTTATGCAGACCTATGTTCTCTTGGCCCCTTAATTCCAAGAGAAATACATCTATTGCCCAGCTTCGCTGCTAGACGTTACTCTTTCCCATTGGTGATGGGTGCAGCGGTGGGGGTTTGGGGTACTAGAGATAAACGATTTTGACCGTGGCGAGAGACTCGTCCACTATCAAATTTCACTTCGTAATACCAATGAACACGTCCAACTTTATTGGCCTGTGGTATAGCTTTAAGGACTTTCCCATAGTCCACTCGTGGTCCAGATGCTGTTCCACCTGTTCCTACTTTGACTACGGGATCTCCGAGCTTAAACTTTTGGCCAACTGTTGGATTTGTCATTGATTGGGTTTCCTTCTCTTAATCTTTTTAATCAAGACCTTGGATTTGTCAAGCTTTGGTAGTCGTTCACCTTTTGGAAAGGTAAACTCCAAATTCTGGACAATTCCATCATGATAAGTCTTCTTAATAGAAAAGTATACACGATCATCTGTAGTAATTACAGTGACGTGATCAGGAGAAGTAATATCAATTTGTTCCTTCATCTTCTAGTATTGTTGGAATTTGATTGAGACTTGAGCCGTCCCAATCGTGGTCTTCCAGGTACTCAAGCCTTGCAGCATCGAGTGCCTTGTTGAGCTTGTACTCTTCATAAGCTTGTTCAGCTAGTTCGTCACGCTCTTCTTTTCGCTGACGATCATATTCACTCATAGTTGACATGATTTGAATAGAAATAGGGTTAATAGCCAAGCTTGTCACAAAGAACTCTAAACTTGTCAGGGTTCTTTGCGATGTAGTTTGGGTTATCACAATCACGTTGCAATACGAAACGCATTGAAGTGAGTGATGATAGGGGTAATATAACTGCTACTGAAAGCATAAAGATGCAAGCAGTCATAAAAATTTTAGTGTGATTTTCCATAGGATTAAATCAACAATAGAGGGAAAGAATCCCTCAGTCTGCCCCCGAAGGAGCAGAGGGAGAGAATCTAGATGTGCTCTTCAAATATGCCATCAACCATGGATTGATAGTAGTAATTCTGCATTTCGGATTTCATATCCAAGAGTCTTGTTGTTGGAGGTAACTCTTTCGAGTCAATCCTCCTCCAAGTCTTAGAGAAATCACTGAAGAACTCAAGGTGTAACCAGAGTTGTTCAAATTTAGAATTAGGCTGCTTATCAATATTCCAGAAGACACGTTGATCTTCTTGGGGTTGGTAATAGCAGGATGTGAAGTGTTCCATCTTAGAAAAGGATGCCCCAGATGAATACAACAGCGGCAAGCACAAGTGCAAAGTCACGCTCTTGTCTTAAATCATCAATTGTTTTGGCATCCTCAGCCTGTATTACACAAGCTTCATCAATGATGTCGGCTTTCAAGGATTTCTCAGTGATCTCCTGGATAGGTTCTACTGATACTTCCTTAGCTTTAGACACCTTGGGAGCTTGTATTTTCACAGGCTCTACAATCTTCTTAACTGCTTCTAACTCTTTGAGCTGTTGCTCTAGAGGAGTAGCAATTGCAAGTTGAGCTTGAAGGTCTTCCTTAGCTTGAGCAATTTCTGCTTCAATAGGATGAACAGCATGTTTTGCAACAGGGTTGTTCTTACGACTTCTAGTTCTTCGTGCCATAGGAATTGAATTGTAGTTGAGTAGTGTGGTCGGACTAGTTCCACTAATTAAAGTCCAATACGAGGGAGGGGAGTTGAACCCCTCCAAAGATGCCTACATCTCTCGGTTAGCCATTGATACGCCAACATTGCCAGCGCAATCAGTAGCTATTGTTCCACCAGAAGCTTTCGCCTCTGCTGTCGCTTCAGCTAATTCACGTAGTTCTCTACTGATCTTTCCAAGACCATTATCGACTGAACGTGAAGAGGTGACAACAACCTGATACCTACCACGAGGTTCTCCAGTATTCTTGTCAGTCCAAGTGTTGTAGGAGTTACGTGTCGTTAAGGCAATGTTATCGCCTTTGTTGAAACGTTCGGAGATCTTCTTACCATCGCCATTGAAAGCAATGACAGGTTGAGCGGATTCTCCGTCTCTAGAACCCATTGGGATGACACGGAATTCAGTGATGGCTACACCATCCTTTGGATAACGTGTGGTGATGTCGGTCACGATGCGACCTACAAGAGTACCTTGGTTGAATACAGACATGAGCTGATTTGAATTGTGTGGCTGGACTAGTTCCACTGGTTAGAGTCCAATACCAAGCCAGGAGATTTGATCTCCCAGCATCACGCTTATGACTTGGTTGGGTATCCAAAATCATCACAGAAGTTGAGATGATTCTGGTGTAAGTGTTCAGGCCAATCATGTGTAAGGCACTGATGAGCAGTAGCCTTATCAATTAGATGACCAATCACAGAGGGAATGCCTATAAAGAAAGCTGCCGTAGCAGCTACTGATAGAACAGCTTTATAAGGGGTAGGCATGGTTAAAAAAAACTACTCTCAGCGAGTAGTAATACCGAGGGAGGGGAATCGAACCCCTCCTTCACCTTCTCGGTTAGTGAATCAACTTTGGATCAGATACAAGATTAGTGATCCATGCATCCCATTCCTCTGGGGAGAAATTATCTGCAACGATCTTTGGAAAATCTTGTGCAATGAGTCCAAGATCCTTAAGGATTCTTGTGTCATGTTTAAATCTACGTTGATTTGAGTTAGCCATTGAGCTGAATAAACCATCCTCAGTGGATGGCAATGGATAAGGGAGGGATTGCACCTCCCACTAGCCTTACGCTTTATCCTCTTCCTTAGCAGCAGGAAGTTGTGGTTCCGTGTAGATCATCTGGGCGATGCCTCTACGGAGATCTCTAGTAGCAGTTCTAATTTGCTTAGGGTTTTCAATGACATCACCTGTCATATGGAATCCTTTAGCAACTATGCTCTGTACTTTAGATAAGATCTTCATTGGTTTAATGACTACTCTCAGTGAGTAGTAATGGCTATTGGGGGAGTTGCACCCCCCATGCCCCTAACGGGATAGCTTTAGGCGTATGCCTACGTCACATTTCTCTGCATATGCCCGTGTTGAAAAATCACCACTGAGCATTGCAATACGAGCGTTAACTTCGCCTAAGAAGGCAGCAGTACTGATATTAGAAATATCAGCTGAGTTAACGATGACGTTAAAACCGTTCAATAGGTTTCCAGCTGCTTGCCAGCATCTGTTCCAGAAGAGATCGGTCATTGTTTGGATAACTCCAAAGGTGTGGTACCTATCTCCACGGGAGGTAAGACTGAGGGAAGGGAGTTGAACCCCTCCTTAAAACCCACTCAGTTAGTTGGTACATATGAATGCCATGAGCCGCTGTAATGATGAGTAGCAAAGGCCATTCCTATGCAGAAGACTGCAAATGGAATTGGATGCTCGTCAATCATGTAAGCGAAAGCTGCAAAGATGCGATTCATTTAAGTAACTCCTTGAGTTGAAGTGAACAAAAGCCTGGGCTTACAACTGCTTACGCAGAACGCCAGAGTTATTACAGTTCTATATAACGTTTGTCAGGCGACGATTCTCTCCCCAATTTCGGGCGCAACTGTGGAAAAACTCAGGGATTTTGTGGAAAAACCTGTGGAATTCAGAGGAGAATGTCTGTGAAACGGAACATTCGACTCGGCGCGTTCTCTTCGCCGAAATCGGCGGCGTTCACCACGTCTCGTCGGTGAGAATGTATAAGTAGGGGGCTTCGCCCTTTCTTTTTTTCTATGCGGGTTTATATTCAGGAGGCTGTTGGGAGACTACTCAGATAATTTTTCACCCTATTTGAGGTATACACGGCCCAATTTTTTGAACAAAAAGTCTAATTTTGTAGCGAAATTCCCCAATTAGCCCAAGAATGGGGCCAAAAAGTGCGGATGCTAAATATTACTTAACCTAAATATTACTAATCGTTGACTTATACAAGTACGTTCTTATATTTACCTGCAGCTTTTACAGCTTTACGGAAAGCTTCTTCATCTGGAACTTCAAATGCGAGTTCTCTTTTAGCAGAATTGATAAAATCTTTAACGGTAAGGTCATCTTCACCACCAACGGACATTTCCAAAGCCTTATCCTTTATGGCTTCCATCGCCTCCACTCTCTTCATTCGTGTATTAGCGTCCATAAATCTATTGATTTGTCTTATCTACTAATAATAATCGCACTATTTTTTAGATTTGTGAAGAATAGAATGATTACAAGGAAAATATTGGATAAGAAGCTGATATGGCTGTCTCACCTGCAGATTTTTACGCATATAGCCAAGCGACGGGTACACCAGTGCCTCAAGATAAGAGATCTCAAGCATTATTAGCACCAGCAGTCTTTCAATGGCGTAAATCACAACTTCAACGTGCAGAAAATGAAGGAAATGTTGTAGATACCGTAGGAAAAGTAGCATTAGGAGCAGGAGCCTTGGCAGGAGGTGGATTTGGTGCTCGTCGTTTAGTTCGAGCATTACGATCTTCACCTCAAACTGCTCAAAAAGTTGCGGATACAGTTACAGATGAAGCTGCAGTTAGAAATGCTGCAGCAGGAGTGATAGATACTAGAAATCGTTCTGGAACAGTTGATTTAAGTCAGAAGAAACAAAGCTTAGATAATTTAGTAGCAGAGCAAGCCTTGGATGCAGGTCAATCTTCATCCGACCAGTTAGATCAAATAGCTGAAAGTGCATTACAAAGAGATACTGATTCTATTAAATATGGCAAGGCACAAGTTTTACAAGAAGAAATAAGAGATGCTCAGATCCGTGAAACAAAACCTGGCTTTACTCCAGACTATACAAAGAAAGGACTTACTCAAGCAGATCTTGATGTACTTAATCAAACACAAGTAGGAAAAGTTTTACAGTCAGAAAGATATGGAGGAGAACTATCACCTCAAGGTGATATTGAAATACGTACACGTTCAGGTAGTGAAGGTTTAAGTGCAGCTAGTACTTCTGCTGTATATACAACTGATTCCTTAAAAGCAAGACCTGGTATTACAGGACAAGAAATTAGAGATCGTACTCTTGCAGCAGCTAAGTTTGATCGTGGTAGTACAGAACAAAATTTGTTATTAAATCCAAATGTAGCAACAGAAGACGTTAGAGATTTATTAACAACAACTTATGTTGAAACTCCAAGAGGTGGTTACATTAATCCTACGGATGAAGTTATAGGTGGTGCAAGAGCATCTATGACAGAGGTAGATAATTTAGTTGATGATGCTCTTATAGGATCTTCTACACCTGAAAATTTAGAAGCACAAATGAGTTCTGCAGGGTTCTTAGATGAGTTTATAGATAAAGATATGGATGGAAGTCGAGGAGTTGTAGGTACAGGCGGTCCTTTACGTGAAACTAAATCTTATGTTGAAAGAATACGAGGTAAAGGAACAACAAATGTACCTGGACAAGTTGAATTAGTTGATTCTCCAGGAACTATTGGTTCTACAAGACAAGAACGTCAATTAGATGAAGTTATATCAACTCGCTCTGATGCAGGAGAAGTAGGTACAGGTGTTTTATTTAAAGATGATCCAGAAATATCTGTTTTAGATACAATTACTGATAAGCCTAGAACAACAAAACAGACTGATGTACTTGATAGACAATTAACTTTAGAAGGTAGTGCAAAGAGAGATTTATCTGCTTGGGCAAATGATCCACGCTATTTAAATGAATATGGAGAAGTTGATCCTAAGAAGATTCCTCTTCGTGAAAGATTACAAGCTCCATTAATTTCAAATGATGTAAATATTGAAGGTAGTAAGAAAGTAGGAAATATTGAGTCGGTAGCTCCTGAACAAGCTTTCACATTAGGTCAGCAAGCTGATGGATCAAATATTAGTATTATTCAAGGTACACAAAAAGATCCTAATAGATTAATTGTTGTTAGAAATCAAAGAGGTCAAGGTGGAAAACCTATTACCCAACAAATATGGGATATGCCAGAGGCAGATAATCTTTTAACTTTCAATCAAACTATAGAGTCAGGTTCTGATGTTCTTAATACACAACCATATATGTTTGGGGTGGTTGAAAGAGATCCTAGAACAGGGCAAGAATATCTTGGTACAAGAGCGAAAAGAGGTCCTTTATTACAACGTGTGACTAATACTAGAGGTCAAACTGAATTAAGACCTACGCAAGTTAGTCGTAGTGACTTAAAGAATATAGCTGATCAAGCCTCAACTAGATGGGAAGCACCTGGAGTTAAACAAGCATGGATGGAAGCGAATGCTCCTGAAGCAGTTGATCCAAGAACAAAAGCTTTTGTCGAAAAGCCTTATCATAAGAATACATTTATTGCTCAACAACTTAAGCAACAATTAGCACAAGGCAAAGTTGTTAAAAAAGCAGATATTCCTATTGTTAAGACAAAACCTATGCTTACTGGAGATGGGCGTGTTCTTCCTGGACAAAATATTGCAATAGGTCCTGCAGGTCCAGAGAAGACGACAAGAGTTGGACAAATTGATTTACCAGTATTAGACGATACTAGAAGTGGAGCTGCTGATCGTTTTGTTCAAGATTTAATGCGAACAAGTGGTGATTCAGAATTTAGAGGTAGACCACTTCCAGAAGGTCCAAACTTAAGAGCACGAAAAAAATTAGTTGATTGGGAAGCAGATAAAGTTGTTGTTCCTGGTGTTACTAGAGAGACAAAAGGATTAGGAGGTATTGATCCTATGCAATTAGAAGATGCAGCTTCTTCTGAGAATGTTGCATACTTTACTCCTCGATTAGAAAGTAAACCTCCACAACAGAAACCTGATACTTTACCTTCACAACGTAAGGAGTTATGGGATGTAGGTAATCCTGCACCTCCTAGAGTTGCTTCACAAGATAGTATTGATGATTTAAATTTAAAGGTAGATAATTTAGCTAACTCGTTATTAAATCAAAGTGCTAAATCTGCACGTAGAGCTGGCAAAAGGAGGGGACGCTAATGGCTGAAAAAAAGAAAAGTAAAAAGAAGTGGATAGGAGATGCCATTAGTCGCCCTGGTGCTTTTACAGCGAAAGCGAAAAAGAAGGGTATTACTTCTGCACAGCTTCAAGAAAACGTTTTAGCCAACCCAGATGACTATGACGAAAAAACGGTGAAGCAAGCCAACTTACGTAAAACCCTAGTAAGTTTAAATAAGAATAAAAAGTCTAAAAAAGAATGAAAGATTCCAGACTTGATTTAGGACGCTATATCAGTAATCCCTTTAATAGAAGGGGACAGATGCCTAAGCGTTTAGATTTTGATGATCTGTTTTCTTCAAAAGCTAGAGAAGGAGAATATCCTTGGAACCCTTCAAGATTTGGAACCAAAGATTTATTAAAGCGATCACAAACTCGCAAAATGAATTTAAACCCTGATTTGAATTTTGTTGGGAACTCACCATTCTTTGATGAAAATCCTGAAAAAATAAATTCTGATTATGAATTATTTGAAGGTCTTGGCAGATTTAATCGACCATTTGATTATGACTTTGATGAAGGTAGACCATTAACAAAACAACGTCCACAACAACAACCAGACTTTAATCCTATGTGGAAAGAGGCTTATGATTTTAGTCCAACTTTAAGTCCTGAAAAATCTTCTAAGAACCCAATGCCTCGCATGCGCAACCCTGATCCAAATGGATACCTCATGCGTGTAGCTGAAGCAGATGTTGAAAATGAATTTGAAGGTAATAAATCTGTTGCTCAATTACTTAGCAAAGCAGGTGGAAGAGTTAATCAAGTTGCTAAAGAACAAGAAGAAGCACAAGGTAAAAAATCAATTGATGAAGCAAAGGATAGTCCAGATAAAATAGATAAATAATCGGAGAGAATACTTGTGGCGTGGGGACAAGCATTAAAATTAGCTGGTAGAGGTGCTCTCAGATCTATGAGAGATCCAATTGGTAGAGAGTTAGTAAGACAATCAATTCCTGGCGCAGTTTTAAATGCAGGAGCTACAACATTATTTACAGGTAATCCATTACTAGGACTAGCTTCTGGAGGATTAGATTTTGCAGGAAGTGCAGGAATGTCAAGAGGAATGCATCACTTAGGCGTAAAACATAAGTTACCTTGGTTAGTAGGAAGCACAGATAAAGTCACAAATCAAGTTACAGGAAAAGTTAGAGACATGTATACTCCAAGCGTTGTTCAAAATATTGGAATATATGGAACAAGTTTCGGAGCACCAATGGCTGTAGAAGGTATGTTTATGAATCGTCAACCTGGTGCTATGCAACTAGCAGGACAAGGAGGATCTATTAATCAACAAGTTGGACAAAGACAAGCAATTAATAATTTACGTAGCGAACAGTTAGCAAGAAATACAATGTATCAAACTGGTGGTTTACCTTATCGAGTTACTCATCAGTATGCCGATGACATCGTGAGAGGGATTACTTAATGAACCCTATTAAGTATTTACAATCTTTAGGTGATTCTTATAAGCAAGGATTTCAAGCAGCCAATATTCGGATGCTTAAAAAGGGTGATAGGACTCATGGAATATTACCTGTTCAAAAAAGAACTAGAGAATTTTATAGATACTTAGGAGAAGATGTACCTGCATTTGAACATCCAATGCCAGGTGGTCAACCAGCTAAAAAATATGAAGCTTCTAAAGGAATAAAAGTAACAGAACCAGTTAAATATGCAGGTGCTTTAGGAGCACGTTTATTAACTGATCTTTCAGAAGATGCCACTCGTCATTTGTATTGGAGGCATAACCATCCAATGGCAATTGCTGATCGTATTTCAGATGCAGTTGTTGGAGATCGTTTATATAAGGCTGGTTATACTCCTACCCAAAGAGCAGCGATTACCTTGGCTGGTATTGGAGCACCTACCGCTGCTTCTCTTGGAGTATGGGATATTACAAATCCAGGAGAACAATTTAGACCAAAAGGTTATGCACAAAGCTATGCAGATGTAGGTTCAGAAGATCGTAGAAAAACTGGACAACCTGGATTAGAAACTGTAGAACGTATGGTCTTAGGTAGACGTGGTAGACCATTAAAATATGAAACAGCTAAAGCAGAAATTCCTAATTTAACTCCACAAAAATATAGTCAATTTATGCGTGACTATTACCAAAATAAAGGACTAACTGGTTTAGGTTTAGTGAAAGGAACAATGGAAAATATTGAAGGTCATCCTGAATTAAGGATCATAGGATTCCCTGTTGGCCTACAAGCCGCTGGAGCATTAGCTGGAGGCACAACTGCTATTCGTGCTGCTTTACCTAAAGGAGGAAGTCCTAGAGCACGTATGGTTATGGCTGCTGGTGCTTTAGGTGCAGGTGGTGGTATGGCTGCAGGTAAGTTAACTAACATGGCGATTGCAGCTGCTAACAGACCTACCTATCCTTCAACATACAATTATCAATAGATATGTACACTGATAAAATAAATATATTAGATCAGAAATGAAAAATTAAATGGGCATATATTCTGACTATTGGAGTGGAGCATCTTTAAGGCAGCCTACAGTTGTGCAAAACACTGGAGGGACACCAGATCCATTTACATATCAGATGTTAATGGGTGGAGTAAATAAACCAAATCAATGGATTAATCAAGGACTTGCAGGATTTTTTCCAAAGACAGCAAATGTAAGAGGATTATCTGGATTAGCTCCAGGTATGCAAGGACCTGTTACTAAAGCTGCCTTAATGAAAGGTGGTATGAATGTTGCTCGATTAGGTGGTAGAAGAATTCCAATTCTTGCAGGTGGTATTCAAGCTTTGAGTGGTGATCCTATTGGAGGAATTGGTACTGCAGGTGGTGGAATAATAGGAGGAATGTTAGGAGCACCTCTAGGACCTGTTGGTGTTGCGGCAGGTTCAATTATTGGTTCATCTATTGGTTCTGGTCTTGCTAAAGGTACAGCTAATACTGTAGGCGGTATTGTAGGCATTAATCCTAATGATCCTTTAAGTGGTCCTGATTGGAATATTGGTCCATTTGCTGTAACACCTTATGCAAAAACTAAGAAGAGAACTAGAAGAGGAATTGAATTAGCTAGAATGCAAATGCCTTTATACGATGAAATTGAAGATAAAAGAAATGAACGTCTAATGCAAAGAGATATGCTCCAACAACGTGCTCAGTTGGTCAGCAATATTCTTACTTCATCACCATATTGAGGACATAATAATGAGCGAACAAAAGTTAGTTAATCCTAAAGGCAATTGGTTCCAAAGATTTGCAAAAGAATGGGGTAAAACTAATATGCTTCAAAAGATGGGTCTACAACATGATCCTAATCAAAAGCATTTTGGAATAAATCCTTTAATGGCGAATCCTATTACTGCAGGTATAGGAATAACTTCATGGGCTTTACAAAAAGCAAATAGAGATCATACAGGTACAGATACTGTAGTTGAAGATGGGATACTTAAAGCGAAAGATAGACCAGGTAATTTGATGAGAGGAATAACAGGAACAGCTGATTTTGTTGGAGATTTAACTGGACAATCATGGGATTTTGATAGACAAGGACAATGGTTTGGAAATCAAGGAAAAGCAGAAGAAGGAAAAATAGGAAGTCTTGCACCTAATTATGAAATAATTGGAGGTCAAGTTCAAGCTAAAAAAAATACACAATTAAAACCAGGAGAAAACGAAGGAGGTGAATTAATGTCGGAAAGTGATATAGAAGACGAGGAAAGAGAAGACTTTGATAAATGGCAGGAGAAATTAAAAGAAACAGAAGCGGCTGGTAATCGTTTAGCTGATAGAAACTTAATTAGGAAAAATATTGCAGCTCTTCCTGCATTAATGGCAGCTGGTAATTTAGGTGTTGCTGATGCTGCTAGACATCATTCAGAACAGACTGTAAAGGCAATGGCTCATATCCCACAATTACAATTAGCTTCTATGTCTTATCAGCCAATGATCAATTATTCATTAGGTCGATAACTTTAGGTTTAAAGGTACTAAACTAGATAGGAGTATTAGCTGACCCATTAATACTTATGAAACAGGGTACATATGAGATTTCTAACCAATCTTTTTGGAGGACAGAATGACAATAAAAAGTCTAAAAGTGACTCCTCTGGTAATGGAGGTGGGTTTGGTGGGTTATTGGGAGGCCAGGGAGGAGGGGATATGTGGGGTGCAATAGGTAGTTCTTTAATTAGCGGAATATTTGCTGGTCGAGCTGCTTCTCAGCAAGCAAATGCTCAGATGCGCATGACAGAAGCGCAAGATAGAAGATTTAATAATATGATCCTCGAAAATCGAGGGATAGGTAAGTTAAAAATTGCGAATGCATTGTGGCAGGATTGGGCCAATGATCGCATGCAAAATAATAATTTAGAAAGACAAAAAGATGCTGCATTGTTTGAAGCTAAAACATTAGCTCCTTGGCAAAATGCTGCTGAAGTTGATCGAGCGGAACGACTGACAAACTTTGCTTTAAGTGAAGATGCAACAGAACAAAGACGACGACAAAATGTTGCGCAGCTTGGTGCTAATCTATTAAATAAACGTGCAACTATGGCAGGATTATTTGGTGAAACTTATATGGATCAAAGAGATTATCAAAGAGCGAGGACTTAATTATGGGCGGTACTAGAGTAACTTACAATCCACCACCACCACCTCCAAAGGATGATTTTCCTGAAAAATATTTAGCGTATCAACAAAAGAAAGATGAAGATCGTGATTATGTAGATTGGACTAAACAATTACAAAAGTATCAAACTCAGAAGAGTCAACAAGCAAGTGGTAGAGCAGGTTGGCAAGATTTTAAAACAGGAATTCAGAATCAACTTGGTCAAAATTTATTAACTTATGAAGGAGCTAGAAAAGCATTAACAGATTATGCAAGTAAATATAATTTAGCTGGGGGCTTACAGGGACCTGGTGCTGACCCTCGTAAGAATTGGGAACGTTATCAAACTGATGGTCCTGAAGGTGGATTTACGGAATTACCTGATTATCAAACACCTGATAGTTGGAAAGATTGGAGTGTTCAAGGTGCATTAACGGAGTTACACAACAAGTATGCTGGTGCATCTGTTGATGATCCGTCAACACCTGATATTGATGAAAGTTTAGGTATTAGAGGTACACGATTTAAAGCAGGTGTGAATCAGCTTTATAAAGAACTTTTAGGTCAAGATGCGACTGCAGATCAATTAAGCACTGCAATGTCGAATTATAAACTAGGAGTTAATGCTGATATTGATTCACTTAGAACATCAATAATATCAAGTAAAGATTATAAAGATAAATTCCAGAAGAGTTATTTAGAAAATTATTATGATAGTGAATTTGGTGAAGCATTAAAAGATGCTGAAGGTAAATCTACTAAACAACGTACTTGGAAATTTAATAAGAATTTATTACCTAAATATGCTGAAGGTTTAGGAGGTAAAACAGGTATAACAACTCCTGAATTTACAGATACGTTTACAGGAACTCCAAGTGAAATTAAGGAACAAATTCAAAATGTCAGAGATACTCGTAAATTCTTATATAGTGCTGGGCTAACAAATCTTCAAGGAGATATTGATAAAGAAACTCAGAAACTTAAGAACGAAGGTGGTAGAGAAATTGCAAGAATTGGTAAAGAAGGAGATATTTATCAAAGTGTAGTAGGTGCTTTTAATTTCTAAAAGTATCCTTGCTATAATTATTTCAGTATTTAATCTCGCAGAGGAAAAGCATGTCCGATGATCTATTAACTCAACCAGAAGGACAAACTGGTGGCGATGATTATTTTGATATTTATAAATTTGAGAATCTCCTTTCTCGTTTAGAAGCTTCAAAAGGTCGTCAACAACGTCAGAAATCTTTAGAAGGTCGCCGTGATACATTCGCAGCTGGTCTTTCTAACATGATGAGCAATTTCTAAATTCTCTTAGTTTATTTTCGTCATGGCTACTGGTAACACTGTCCCTACAGGACAAACTGATGTCGATGATTGGTTTGACCTGGATAAGTATAGAGAAGCTGCTGGAGTAGCCTACGAATTTTCCAAAAAGAAAATGGAGGCTGCTGGTGAAGAAGATAGAAAAACTATCGGTGAAAAAGGTACCCAACAAAGAACCTCTGCAAAACAAGAGCAGGAATTCCGTCAAAAAGACGAAGAGAGAGACTACAAGCAGGCGCAACGAGCTTATAGATATTGAGCTATTTGATGCATGGGTTGATAATTTAGATTCATCAACTCAAGAGTCTTTTTGTTCTTTTTCTTCCGATAATTATTCAGTCATCGAAATATATTTATATTCCCGATTCCTTGGTTATCGGGGATCTATTACTGCGTGTGATCTTTGGATAAAAAATAACTATAAAAAACCAGATCATCGTCAAAAGCTTTTATTTGAAATAGATGAGATGCAAGAAGATATTCGTAAATTAAGAGCTGATGTAGAAACAGGTTTAGTTAAACGTGATGCAGGGGTTGCACGTATTGCTTCTATGCAAAAAGAAGTACGTGGTCATATAGATCAAGTTGATAAATTTACAAATACTAAAGATAGAAAAGGATTATTAATGGCTGGTGCAGATCGAGCTATTAGAGAATTAATGTTTATTTTTAAAGACGATCCAATTGAAATACCTTTAGAAGAAGCAACTATGAGTGTCTGGGCAAGAATGCAGTTAGAAGAGTAATAGAAGTAAAATAGATTATATAAAAATTAGAAGCAAAAAATGGGTGCTAATAAAGAACCAAAAGCTATGCAAGCTGCTGTAGATCAATTAGAAGCTGCGAAGCGATCTAGAGAAGAACGTGCAGGAGCTAATAAACGTAGAGATGCTCAACCTTCTTCTCAAGGACCAAAGACATTTGATGCATTAATTTCTGGCTTACAAGCTGCAGCAAGAAATAGAAAAGAGCAACAAGCAGCAGAGAGAAGACCATTAAGTGAACCTGCTCCTGTCGGTGCTCCTCCTCCTAGAGATGATTATTTTAGTCCAGATCGTTTTGCAGCTATGGGTGGAGATTTAAATGCATTAGCGGAAATGCGAAACAAAGTAAAAGGTGGAATCACCCCATCAGGTTGGACACCAGATGCTCCTAGTCCTACTCCTGCTAGAAATGATTATTTTGATAGAGATCGTTTTGCAGCTATGGGTGGAGATCTAAATAAATTAGATGAAATTAGAGGTAATCCTCGGACACCAGATGCTCCTAGTCCTACTCCTGCTAGAAATGATTATTTTGATAGAGATCGTTTTAATGAAATGCGAGAAAGAATTGAAGAAAGACGAGCAGGCAGAAGAAAATCTTTAGATGAAAGAAGAAAATCTTTGGATGAAAGAAGAAGAAGACAAGAAGAATTTAAGAGAGAATTGATAAGAAGAAGAAGAGGTATTGATTTTGGTCCTGGAAGAGGTCGTCGTATAGAAGGTCGTCCTGTAGATAGAAATATAGTAAGAGGTCGATATGAAGACCAAATGAATACAGGAGTTTCACCATTTGGAGGTTCTTTAGGAGATGGCGATTTTATAAATCCTGAAGATGCTAAAAGAGGTCAACAATATTTAGATTTTATGAAACGAATAATGCGTCAGAAACAAGGTCAATTCGATAGATAAGAAAAGAATAACTAAGCTAAAATAGTTTTATATAAAATTGATGTGTTAGAAAATGGGTGGCGTAGTAAAAGCAGTAACTAAACCATTAGCAGGTGCATTTAATTTTGTCACTAAAGCGACAGGTTTAGGTAAAGCAAGTGACTGGAAAGAGAAAAGTAGTACATTTAAAGATCCTAATCGTCTTGCATATCAATGGGATGTAGTAAACCAACATCAAGATTCAGCAGCAAGAGGTGATCTATCTAAAGCTAGAGGTGGCTTTACAGGACAAACTACTGATTATGCTACTTTAGCTCGAGACGCTAGAGCTGCTACTGATGCAACAGGATCACAGGCACAAAAAGAAGCTTTAAATAGAGCTAAAAATAGAAGAGCAGCACTACAGAGAGAAATGGAAGAAAAACGAAGTGCTATAGCTGGAATGAGAGCTGACGCTAGAGCACAACTAGAAAAAGATATGAGAGATAATGTTGTAGATAGAATTCAAGGTGAAACTGCTGAAAGTAGAGCGAAAAGAATGAGAGAAAGAGTTCAAAAAGAAAGAGATATGAATATTTTTGGTAGTAGATCAGATATAAAAATGCCAGGCGATCCAGGATATGGTGAGATGCAAGAAGAGGAAGAGAAGTTTAAAAAGCCAGCTTATAGAGAATTTTTAGAAAGAATAGCTGCTGCTAAGAAAGGAGACTTCGGTTAATGGCTAAAGGTAAAATGCCACCTCAATTAGTAGAGTATTTTAAAAAAAAGAATGCTAAAAAAAATGATGGCACAGAGATGGATGACAAAGAAAAACGTAAAGCTGCTTTAGAAAAAGCTCGTAAATATCAAGAGCAAAAAAAAAATAAGCCAAAAGAAAAGTAATTCAGATTGCGGATGTAATCATTAGTTATTATTAAAGTAATACTTTGATGATTTGTCGTGCCTTCTTATACCCATCTTGCTTATAGACGTAATGCGAAGGCTGCAGCACGTAATCAACAAATAAAAAAACCTAAAAATTTAGAATCTTTAGAACGAGCAAGAGAAGATTTTGGATTCTTTTGTGATTATGTAGCTGATAAACCTCCTGCATATCATCACAAAGAGTGGAATAGAAATTTTATAACAAATGAAAATAGTAGTTGTTTAATAAAAATTGCTGGACCAAATGTAGATCTTCTTGCTCCTCGTGGTTCTGCAAAATCAACTGTTCTTGGTTTATTAACTGCGTGGGCTATTGGAATTCATACACAAGCTGGTAAACCATTACAAGTTCTTTATCTTTCTTATACTGTTGATATTGCACGATCTAAATCTGCAACTATTAAACGAATTATTGAAAGTAAACGATACCAAGAAGTCTTTCCTAAAGTACGTCTACTTAAAAATGTAACTAGTAATGAATATTGGTCTATTGATCATAAATTTGCAGGAATAGATACCACTGGTGAAGAACAATTTACGCTTTGTGCTGCTGGATTAAAAGGGTCTGTGACTTCTAAACGTTCTCATCTAGTTATGATTGATGACGCTATAAAATCAGCTGCTGATATCGCCAATCCTGATATTCGTAAAACAATGCAGGAAAATTGGAATGCAGTTATCGCTCCGACTATGTTTGAAGGGGGTCGGGCTATTTGTCTTGGGACTCGTTTTAGGCATGACGATATTCATTCCACCACCTTTAACGAACAAAATAATTGGACTCAAATTGTACTCTCCGCTATACAAAATGATCCTATAACAGGTGAAGAGAAATCTTATTGGCCTGAGATGTGGTCGTTAGATTATTTAAAAGAAAAGAAACGTCAATCACCAATTGCTTTTTCTTTTCAATACATGAATAAAGTCGTTCGACAAAATGAATTATCACTTGCACCTGAACTGATTGTTAAAGCAGAAATATCAACTGAATTTGATACGTTAGGAGTAGGAGTTGATTTATCAGCAGGTATTCGAGAAAAGAATGATTACACCGTTATGGTTCTTGGAGGAAGAATTGAAGATCGAATACACATTATTGATTACAGACGAATACGAGTTATGGGTAATTTAGAAAAATTAGATGCTCTAAAAGAATTACTTAATGACTGGTCAATCATTGGAATTGATCAAAATAAAATTTATTACCCAACTCATTCCACATGCGACATTTGGTCTGAAGCTGTTCAATATCAAGCATCTTTAGAAGCTGACTTTAAACGTATTTGTTTGCAAAATGAAAATTTATATAATCTAATTTGGCATCCAGTTAAAGGTTTTAGAGGAGATAAGTTAGCTAGATTCCGTGGAATTATGGGCATGTTTGAAGATAGAAAAATTATATTTAACCGCTATCGAAACTTTACAAATATGTTTGAAGAATTAACTAACTTTGGTGTTAGTGGACATGATGATTGTGTAGATGCTCTTGTTTGGTTAGTTACTGGACTAATGAAAAAAGGTTCACTTCAATTAGACTTTTGATTTAGAATAAAGAAAAAGAGTTAGTCCAGTGGGACCCGATTATCTGACACTTTTATTAACTGCTGTTATCTCTTCTATTACAGGAGGAGGATGGATAGCAAGTAAAGTTTTAGATAGACATCGAGAACGATTAAAAGACTCTATTCAAAATTTAGAAAATCAAAGAATGCGTATCAATGCATTGGAGGAACATGTGAATAGAATGCCTTTGGAATATGTTTTAAAAGTTGATTTTGTTCGGGAACTACAAGATATGAACGATCACTTTAGAGCAATTCATAATAAGCTTGATAAGCTAATGGAAAAGCTTATAGAAAAATGACTTACATACTGGAATTAGAAGATAATGCTTTTGGCGATTTATGTATTAGTTTTCCACCAGAAATAACAGATGAATTGCAATGGGAAAGAGGAGATCATTTAGAGTGGGACATTAAAGGTATAGGAATCATTTTGACTAAATTAAATGATCCCAAAGGTTATAAAGTACAGGAAGAGTAAAATAAAAATATAGATTTTTTAACAAAATGGCAAGTACTCGGTATTACGGAGAACAAAACGTGCCTGGTGCTCCTGGTCAAAGCTTTGTTCCTAATATGAATACAACAGGTGCTCCTGTTGGATATACACCACAATTTACTGGTTCTATAGGATATGGAGATCCTATGCAACAAGCAGGAAATGCATCAACATTTTATGGTGGACCACAATTAGGAAACATGGCAGGAATAAGTTTTGATATTGGTGAAGGACATAAAGGTGCTAGTAGAGGAGCAAAAATGTATAACAAGACAAGAAATAATCCAAATACAAATGAAGTAGAGATGATAAAAAATATGTTAGGTGGACCACAACTTCCTCAAGCAATGCAAACAGGTGGAACAATGCCAGGTCAACCAGGAAATATGGCTTTTGAAGTAGCAGGTGGGAATTTTTTAGATCCTCGTACTTGGATGAGTGGAGAAGCAGATAAACAAATTGATGCTGCTAGACAAGGTAAATATCAAGGTTCTGGAAAAGAAGGATTAACAGATCAACTTTTAAAAAGAAATAGCGACATTCAAAATATGATTAATCAAATGTAATTCCATGAAAACAAAAAAGCTTATTAAACAAGCTATAAAAAATAAAAAGCTATTTTCACAAGAAGAATTACTTTACTTTAAAAAGTGGTTATATCTTAAGAAACAAGCGAAAGCTGCTAAAATCATTAAAAGGAAAGGGGTAAAAGATTAATGGCTACCGACGCTAAGGCCCGTCTTAAAGAAATTATTGATTCTTATCTTGAAAGAGATGGAGGAGGAGGAATTGATACTGGTATCGTAGCGTCACATTTAGCACAAATGAGACTCTTTGGTATTAGACAAGGAGTTGAATTTTTTCCTGCTCAAGACAATTTTGGTAATCAAAGAAAAGATTATATTGATCGAATTATTAAATATAATCAACTTGATTCAAGATTAGATTCAATTTGGGATTATTTTTTATGTGATGGTCAAGGATTATTTTATATAAGACCAACACAAAATAATTATCGTTTATATTTCTTCCGTAAACACGAATATCGTAGTTATTACAATGTAGATGGAGAATTAGATGAAGTTGTAATTATCTATAGTTATAAAAAAAGAAGAGGATTAGGAGGAGAACAACCTATAGCTGATTCTTCTTTAACAGGTCAAGATCCACATAGTAAACATGGTAAAAAACATTACATTCGGATTTCAATTAAAAGAAAAGAAATAGTTGAAACACATTCAGAACATGAAATAAAATTTGAAGCTCCCTATCCATCTATGCCAGGGAAAACAAAAGAGTTAAAAAATACTTTAGGTTTTATTCCTTGTGTAGAAATTTTCAATAATCCAAAAGGTTTTTCTTCTGAAGGTTCTGGAGAATTTGATGCTTTAGCTAATCACATCTGTACTCATGATGAGATTATGCAAACCATGAGAAAGAACGTTACTTTCTTTGGTAATCCAACTTTATTATCGTCAAGACCTAAAACTGATTTAGTAGAAGCAGGTGGGGAAGCAAGTGTTCAACGTCCCTCTATTGCAGCTAATTCAGGATTCGTTGGACTGGGACCTTTAAGTGCTTCCCGCTATAAATCTGATCCTGTGTCTCGTGGTGTAGATGGTCAAATACGAGTACCTAGAATTATTGCAAATCTAGAACCAAATGATCGTGTAGGTTATATCGTTCCTGATGCAATCACTGGAGATCAAAATGCATTTTCTCGTCAATATCGAGAAGAAATACGTACAGCTTTAGGTGGTGTTGATGAGTTATCTATATCAGCTGGAGTAACAGCTACTGAATATAAATCATTATTTGGACGAGTTGCAGCTACATCTAAAAAGAAAGCAAAAGCTATTTACGATTATGGTCTTTGCCGTTGTTTAGAATTAATTATTTTCCAAGAAGAAAAGTTATTTAAAGAAACTCTTGCAGCCGCTGCTGGACTAGAAAAACCAATTGAATTACCTGATGGTGCAAGTGAAGAAGATAATTATGCTTATGAACAAGCTCAAGCAATGTTTGACCAACAAGTTAAAAATTTAATGATGGCTTGTTTGCAAACTGAGCAAATACCTCCAGGTGTTATTGGTTTAATTCCTGATGGTGATGTAACAATCCAATGGAGATGGATGGGGCCAGTTTATGAGGACTCAACTCAAGACGTATTAAATAATTCAATTGTTGTAAGAAACCTACAAGAATTAGGGGTAGATAGCATAGAAGCACTGAAATATCTCTTTCCGTCCAAGACGGATGAGGAAAGAGCAGCAATGCTTTCGGGGTTCCCATTCAGAATGGTGAACGAATTGCAGGGTGCATACTCTCAATTTGCCAAATTAGTGGGGGGAATGATGCAGACTCCTCACCCACAGTCACCCGACTTACCTATGGCAGCAGATCCACGCCTAGATCTGACACCATATCTGTATCGAACACTCGAGGCGTTACAAAAGGAGATGAGTTATGCAGGACGCTACCGTCCAATCGACCCAACCGACGAGCCAAGCACCAGCAGCCGTCGCACCGAACAGCTACGTGGCGGCAGCTCCAGCAGCTCCACAGGCGGTTCCACAGGCACCAGCCCCATATCAAGTGGGTACGAGCTTCCCTCAAGCCGTTCCACAGGCGGTCCCCAGTTACCAATCAGCCCCTACTCAGTACGCCCCCCAATCCCAGACTCCATCTTCGGAGGCGGGCAATCCATGGGAGTCGGCGTTCAACAAGGTGGTAGGGGTCCTGAGCGCACCAGTCCAATCCCCGTTCCAGGGTCAACAGTCGCAGATACCGACTCAGTATTCCCAGGCCAACTACGGACAACCCAGCGTCCAGGCTACGCCACAATCGGCTCCGCAGACTTGGCAACCCAGCCAGACATCATCGCCCAACTATTCCCAAACCTCTTCGACTCCTTCTCAAGAGCGGCTCGCAGAGATAGCCCAGGAAGTGGGGATGAGCAACGACAGCAGGGTAGTGATCGACGCGTTCGGGATAGAGGCTCCAGCGATACTAAACCAGTACGCAGTAAATCTAGAAGGAATGCTCGACAACGCAGTTGAGTGGGGAAATAGAGCAGCTGAAAATATTAAAGGTTTTGCAAATTTTGCTGTTCAGGAACATCAAGAGAATTTAGCTTATAACGAAATTCTTACAAATCCTGACGTTCTTAGTGATTACACTTTGAAGTTCTTCGGTCCAGAAGGCCCTCATCCTGTATATGAGAACACAGCTCAGTTAGAGACAAGAGGTTATCCAACACAACCTGTTCAAGGTCAGCAAGTTGGACAACAGACTCAAATGCCAGCTCCTCCAGCTGCTGCTGCTCCACAGCAACCAGAAAATTTCTGGGGTAGCTTCAATGAGCAAATGGCAAGAGATCCACAGAATGCTTGGAAGATTCTTAACCAAGCACAGCCAGGAACCGTACAAAATAAACTCTTTGTAATGGAGTAAAGATATGAATCCTGCCTATTACAGATATGGCATCCCTACTCTCGGCGGCGCAGTCGTCGGAGGAGTAGGTGCTGCTCAAGATGGCGGTGATTTTGGAAATGTTCTTGGCGGTACTCTCCTTGGTGCTGGCATAGGTGCTGGTGCTGCAGGAGCCGCAAGATCATTTGATGTTGCTGGCCCAGCTGCTGAAAGGATTGCTGGAAAGGTTTCAAAAGTAGGAAAAGGTGGAAGACAAAGTTCTCAAGATTTTCTTAACCGACAAATCGCACAACTTTTAAATCAAACACCTGACTCTGAAATACGTAAAGCTGCTTTAATTCAAGCAGGTAGAGGCAGCAAAGCTGTATTTAATCCTTTAATTGCAACTAGTGCAGGAGACGTTTCTGGGCTAGGAGCAACAGCTTTAGGAATGGGAGCAATGCTTCCTGCAGGGGCAATAGCTGGAGGTGTTGCTTCTATG